ACGGGGCAAACGATTTGCGATAAAATTTAAGCGGTTCAAGAACAGAATCCACGATTCCAACGATGGAACGTGCTTCTGCAATGCGTCCGGTGTTCTTGTTGGAGTAGACACGCACACGCAGAGAAACGGCAGCGTACTTGCTGTGACCGGCAGAATCAATATGTACAGGAAGATTGCTGTTTTCCTCTATCTGTACACACGGAAACTTCTTGACATTGCTGTCATTGATTTCGCCAGTGACAAAGATGCCAGGGACTTGCTTTCGCAGTTCCTTAGCAACAGCCGTGAAAATAGAATTGAAATAATCAATCAACTATTCCAAACCTCCCTCCACGTTGCTTCGACTTGAGAAGCTATTTCCTCAACAGCTCCCCACATAGCCATAGCTGCATCGTTGCCATCTGTGTAATTCAACTGGCCTTTTCCATCCACCTGTTTGACAGGCGTGCCAGCATTGCCGGGGTCACCGTAGTAGTACCATCTGCGGTTTGCGCCTTGCCCTTTGCCGTAGGAGCCATGCGCGCCAACACCAGGCGGTAGCTCACCGCCATATCCGTTGTGATGTGCGCCAGTGCCAAACTCGATAAAGGCAACTGCCTTGCCCTCGGCAATGATGGTGCAAGTCTTGTCTTTTTGGTTGATATGGCATTTCACGTCATTGGAGCCAGCGTATTCCGCATTAGCGAAACGCACCTTTGCGACTTCAAGTCCCAACCAAGAAAGACGAAAAGCAAACGCTCTAGCCTTTTTGTTCAGGGTGGCCTTGTACTCCTGTATCTGACGTTCCGCATCACGAAGTCCGGCATCGCTCAACCTCACTTTAATTTTCACTTGCAGCCACCTCTTTCAGCGCATACAGCGTGTCCGTAATATGCTCTGCGACCTTGACCACAGTGTAATTGAAGGGCTTTGAAACGTCTGTCTGAAACCAGACGTGTGTGCCTTCATAAAGCGGGGTGTTGTGCTTTTTGCTGGACGAACTGACAACGTAGCTGTAATCCGTGAACGTGCCGAAAGGGTTTGCTTCCGCAGCGCCGGTAGGCGGGCTGACATTCAGCATTAGCTTTGCGGGTTCGCTCCACGATTCGTATGCGGATTCGCCAGTCTCGTTTCCCCACTCGTCCACAACAGGCGTTTTCTCTCCGACCGGGTTTGAATACCACAGAGGGCGCTTATCCAGCGGGCTTCCATTGAACATCAGCCGATAACACCTACTCTCGGAACCACTTCATTCAGCAGGGACTGCGCCACATCGGAGCTTTCCCACACACGAGTAATGCCGTTGTTGGTGTAGCTCGTCTGTCCGTTTGCGCCGATGTGGTTGTACAGTTCCGCTGCAATTCGTACTTGCAGCGACTGATACTGCGAAGGCAGCTCGTCCGGTCTGTTGCCGAAGGGGTAGCCCTGTGCAAATATCTTGTCTTTGGCGAAATCAAGCAGCAGGTCGAAGAGCGGGTAGTCCTCGTCCGTGACTTCACGGTCAAGTGCAGGGGCGATGTACTGCCCAAGCTTGACTGCCGCTTCGGAATACTGGTCTCCCATGCTGCTTTCCTCCTTTCGCCTTAGTAAGCCTTGATGCAGTACACAGCGTCCATGCGCTCAAAGGACGGCAGGACAATCTCAGAAGCATAGACGTTGGCGTTGACCGGGTGAACGGTCAGCTCAGTGGTGATGGCAACGCCGGTGTTCACGATGGACACGGATGCACCAGACTGACCAGACAGCAGGTCGGCTTCCTCAGGAGTAGTGCCGTACCAAGTGCTACCCAGAGCGCCGGACGGAGCAACCACCACCATGCCGTCAGGCAGGTACTTTTCGCTTGCGCTGTACTGGTCTGCCTTGAACATCTTATCGTACAGATGAATGGTCAGACCGGTTGCGGATTCGATAATCTGCCGTGCTTCGGCATCCAGCAGAACGGCGTTCGCCTTTGCGGTGACCGTCATGAACCGATTCTTCACCTCGTCCGCAGCAATCATGTTGCGGAAGGTGGCAGTGTTCATGTACACTTCGGTCACGACCTCGCCAACGCTTGCCAGAACAGAGTCCTTTGCGGCGTTCAGGTCTGCAATGGGGGTGGCAGTGGCAGCAGACCACTTAGACTTGGCGACACCGCTGATATCCTTAAAGTTGGTGGATTTCCAGCCGCCGTCCGGGTCGTAGTTGTAGGTGTAGTCCACGCCGTTTGCCTTGATGGTGATGCCAGGAACACCATTGGCGGGAGCCAGCAGCTGCCAGATCATACGCTCGGGTACGATACGTGCACCAGTGATAAGCTGTGCGGTGTCATCGTACAGACGGTTCATCACGTCACGAGCATAAGGGTCATTGCTGTCCAGGACACGCAGGATTTCCTGACGGTCTTTCTCGTCCAGATGGTAGCCCTCACGGAAGAACGGCATCTCGGTCTCATCGAACTTGAAGCCCTCACGGGTACGGAACGTAGCCTTTGCGTCAAATGCGCTGGGCATCAGAGAAACGCCAACGCCCTTGTGACCGCGCAGCCACTTCAGGTCAAGACCAGCCTTCTTCTTTGCGGGGAACAGTGCATCAGATGCGAAAGGCATCGCATTGGTGGGGTCATTCGTCCAATAGGCGGCAATCGCAGCCGGGGCAAAGACTTCCTTAAGATTCAGTGCCATGTTGTTTTACCTCCTATTAAGCGTTCACGCTGATGTTGTCACGGCAGAAGATGCCAGGAATGGCGGTCTTAAGCGCAGTAATCGCATCAGAATCATAGGTGAAGCCAGAGCTTGCAGCGGCTTTCTTGGTGTCGATAACGCCACGAATCAGCAGGGAAGCATTAGGGTTCTCTGCCGGGTCAACGTCATACAGAAGAATGCCGTCTGCGGTGGCAGAGGTTGCTTTCTTGCCAGCTTTGGTCATGGGATAGCCAGCCTTAACCGCAGCAGTTTCGGTCACGGTAAAGGGAATGGCAGTGTAGTCATTGGAAGCGAGGATGGTATCGTTGATTCCGTTGACCGTGTTTCGGGTAAACTTCATGTTTTCCTCCTTGTTAATGGAAAGCACTCATTGCGTCACTCGATGCCTTAGAAGTGTTTGCGTTCTGCTGTGCAAGGCTCTTAGCAAATGCCACGCCCTCACTGTCAGAGCCGCCATTGCCATCCGCACCCGGAGGTGTGGGCATATCTTTCAGAAGGGAAGCCTTGTATGCGGTGTCATGGGCGGTCATAAACTCCGCCTGAAACTTAAACACCTTGTCCATGTCACCGTCAGCCAGTGCAGACGCAGCCTTGTTGGCAAGTTCAGCGTCATAACCCTGTGCAACGAACTTTTCACGGTAAGATGCAAGGGTCTTTTCCTTGACGAGGTTCTCCTTGTCGGCGGTCAGGGCATCAATCTGCTTCTGCATCTCTGCCAGCTTGTCAGCCTGTTCCTGTGCGGCGTTCTCGTCATCGGTACGCTTTGCCTTGAGTTGCTTCTTGTACTCGGCGGCTTCGCCGTTGGCTTTCGTCACTGCGTTGCGCAGCTTCTCGACCTCTGCGTTAGGGTCTGCAACCTTTTCCAGCGCAGAAATGATTTCATCGGCGGTCATGCCCTCTTTGTAGGCATCACCAAGCAACACATTAAGTTTCATATCGTTAATTTCCTCCTGCGTTTTTTTACCGTTGCTTCCCTGCAACGCTGCGAAATTTATATCCCGGCTTCCCTGCCGTGTTTATGGCAAAGGACTATTTGTCCTCTGTTTCTTTATTGGTATCGGCAGACTGTTCATCTGCCACGTTCCCAGCATTTGTGCCGGGAACATCCTGTTTGGGCTGCTCCTGCGGCTTCGGAGCTTTCCCATCCTCGCCCAGCTTGCCAGCGGCAATCAGGAAAGGCTTGCTCATTTCGTAAGCAGCCTGTGGGTCGGGGAACAGACCAGGCGTAGTGAACGCCAACTGCGGGTCAATCGGCTGCTGCAACATCTGCGCAAAAATCTGAACCTTACTCTGCTGGTTGTCGTACTGACGGCGGGGCAGTTTGATGTTGATGTCGCTTGCCATCAGTTTAGAACCAGCCGTATCACGCAGGATTTTCAACATTACAGACAGGCTTTGGCGCTCAGCATACTTGAACATATTCTCGTACTGCTGCGCTCTTGCTTCGGTGTGATTCCAGCCATTACGGACGATAACTGCACCCACGTTGTCTGACGTTGCGTTCTCGCTGCCAGTAGCACTAGGCATGGCAGTCAGGCTGCGGTACACGTTCAACATGGAATCAAGCAAGGTCTGGCTCTGCTGCTGGTCAAGCTCGTTTGCAATCTGCGATACAGAAGCGGGCAGACCAGAAGTGGATTTCAAGCACATTGCGCCAAGTTCCTTCACTTGGTCAAGCGCGTCCTTGTCCACAAGGCAGTTGGTAAACACCATGATGGACTGGATGAACTGCGCCACACCGTCCAAACGGTTGCTTTCAAGGTCGTTGATGGCATCCAGCACAGGGATAGCCGGTTCAAACAGACCCATTCGTTCCGGGTTCAGCTTGTATTCGACCATCGGTAGCATTCCAAGGGAATGGTGTTCACCATTTCCTCCCTCGTTAACTACCTTGCCGTTGTCGATTTCAAAGTACTGGTTCGGCGTATACACACAAATCAGGTCGTTCAGGTCATTCTGATAATTGCGTGGGATGTGCAGAACATTGGCAATGGGCTTGTGTCCAATGCCGGAGTTGTAAATCACATACGCCATGTCCGGGTCGGGAACGTCCACCAGTAGGGGCGTTTCGTCCGGGTAGTTGCCGTTGTACCCTTTGTCAGGAAGAACGATGCGATATCCCTGTCCGCACTCCAACATCCACTGCCAGAGCCGCCGATCGAGTGCATCCTTGCCCTCATACTGCAAAGCATTTGACAGGCGGGCGATTTCCTCACCGTCACCAGTTGCCGTTTCAGACCGCACATAAGAGCAAGGAGTGCCGCTCATGTAGCCGGTGTAGAAGCCAACGCACTCGTTGGCATGATTCTCTACAATGCGATTGGTGATTTCAGCGTGGTACTCTTTCGTGCGGTGGAGGACAGGCTGGCTACCCAAGTAGTAGTTGTGCAGAAAGCGAATCTCGTTCTTATTTAGCAGATGAATAGGCTCTGCCTTGCCCATAACAACTTTCAGCACGTTTGACCGATTGATTTCCGTCTCCGGCGTTTCAATCGGTCTACGACCGGTCAGCGGTTCATTCAAAAAGCCGCCAACAACCGTCTGATACTCAGCCATGTGTTCCTCCTTTCCGGCAAAATAAAAAGCGCAGCAAGACAAACCTGTTAAGGTCTATCTCACTGCGCTTACAACTGCGCTTCAAAAGCTATTCAGTTTTTAAACTTTGGTACGGAGACCCATGTATCTTTTGGAAGGTTGGAATCTCCAATTGTAATCCAATGGCAAAGAGGGCACAGAAGGGAGAACTTACCTTCTACTTCGCCAAGATAACGTCCGCAATCACACGGATTGCCGTTTGCGTCTTTTCGAGGACGCTTGCATCTGACTTTCGTTACCATCTGTGCTCCTTTCGTTGGATTTCTGGAAACAGGCTGTTGAGCACAGGCCTGTCAGAAGCTACTGGGAAACTATTCGCACTTCCAGCCGTGCTATTCTTCGCCCGAAGAAAACCATTGCAGCCTTTACATTCAGTTGTCAGATAGACGTAAAACGGGTAAGCTGCAATTTTGGTGCTGCATAATGGATTTGAACCAATGTATGTCCGGTTATGAGCCGGATGCTCTAGCCGTACTGAGCTAATGCAACATAGAAGCCCGGCTTGATTGGTTAACCGCTGCTCTTTGCAATGTCATGCCTAAACATCACATCGAGAGCCGGGAATAGCAGTGGAGGTTTTGGAGAATAAATCCATGCAAAGCTAGGTAGTTGGTTGTGCTGCGTAACGGAATCGAACCGTTGCTTGCCAGCCATGGGGGAGACAGACTGGCATTCCCCTTACAATTGGAAACGCAACATATAAAGCCCGGTGAAGGCGAAAGAGTGAGAAAACCTCCACCGGTGAAAGGAGGAATATGCCTATTGACGCCCAAGCAAGTAAAAATGACAAAACCTTGCTGCGCTGGGCTATTCCTTAGAGGAAGCTGCAAATCTTCCTGCGTACATTATAAGCCTTGCCAAGTGGTGAAATCAAATAAATAGACCCAGCGAACACAATATATTGTGTTTTCAATCAAAAAGGCCTCTTGACAGGCTCAATTTTACTGATTCCGTTGTACAATTCATCGGCAAGCTGTGCTAGGCTGTCCGGTGCATCATCATGCGGAACTTTGCCAAGCTGCGTGAACATCGTCACCTGTTCCATAAACGCCTTGTACTCTTTCGACTGGTGTTTTTCATCAAGGAAATAGAACCGTTTGATGTCCGGCGCATACTGGATGATTCTTGACAGCTTACTTTGACCACTTGGCGCACGCTGGCTACGAACAGAGCAGTGATAGCCTTGCTGCCGGAGCTGGCTGTCCACCACGTCACAATATTCATCACCGCCGTTGTTGGCTTCGCCGCGCACAACGTTGATTTTATGCTGGATGATTTTGCCCACGACTTCTGGTCTGGTCACGGTCTTATCGCCGTTATTGAACACGAGATCAGGGATGAACACAGCATCTCCGTACACATAAGCGATAGGACAGGCGGTGAAGTCACCGCCACCCCATGCAATATCCATGACCATGAGCTTGCGATCAGGCTCTCCATCAGGCAGAACGCCGTTGAAATACCGCAGTTCATCAGCAGGGAACAGCAGGCCTTCACGCACATAAGGTTTGCCCATGTACTTTGCCCACCATGTTGCATCGTCAATGCTGGCTTTCATGTCAGCGTAGTAGGCATCGTCAAATCCAACGCCATAGTCATAATTGAAGTTGCTGTGTCCGTTCTCGTCCACCGCAGGAATCACCCGAAAGCGGTACTTCGGGTTGTCTGCATACTGGTTCTGGATGCGTCCAAGAGGGTCAAGCACGTTCCAGCGTGTACCGACCATCAATTCCAATGCGCCCTGCTTTTTACGGTCTTTCAACTGGTTAAGGTAGGCGTCGTATTTGTTGTTCAGACGCTCAACATTCAGGCTTTCCTCCAAGTCCTCAATCAAGTCATCGCTGTACAGAACACCACCCTCGCCAATTTCAACAGCACCAGTCAGCGTGCCGCCAATGGAACGACAGGTCAGGGTGGGAAAGCGCTTTTTTCGGTTCAGGTCAACGCTTTCGTCCTTTGCGCTTTTGTCCACAAGCTGAACGTCAGGGAAGATTTTGCCCCAGTTGTAGGTAACAGGGTCAGTGATGATGGACAACACTTCACCATAGAAGCCGTTGGTCAGCTTGTCAGAGTGTCCGCTCATAACCGATGCAACGTCAGGGCGATTGCCCATCAGCCATGTGATGAAAAATATACAGAGCGTACTTTTTCCTGTACGCGGGGGCTGACTTACCCCAAGAAATTCTACACGGTGGAAAAATAAGTCCTCTAGGTCACGAACCAACGTCAAAAGAACCTTTCTTCTCGGCTGGTAGAACTTCTTCTCCGGCGCACGGTTCCATTCGAGGTAGATACAATAGCTGTCGAACACATCCTTTGCTTCAAACAGGTATGTCCGGCTAATAATGTCATAGACCTTCGCCACGTCCTCGCCTGTTTTCATCTTGCCCATCATGGATGCGCAGACGGAACGCAACTCACCAGAGTATTTGTAGGCATTGAACCGCTTGTCCTGAGACAAAGCGTCCCTCAGGTTCACCACCGCCTGAAACCAGTCCTCGTAGACCTGCGCTTCGGTCGGATTCTGCTTTGCATACGCTTTGATGCTATCAATGATAGCGATACACTGCTTTGGCTGCATAAAAAAATAGGCACCCCCTACCTGAAAATGTAAAGAGTGCCTACAACTGCACAAAAATCAAATATTCGGTTTTATAATGCGATTTCAGAAAATTTCTTTCTAAAAATCAATTAAAAGAACTGCCCGACCGTTTCTAGCCCTTTTTCTACCTTCTTCATTATGCTGTTTTCGGAGAGATACTCCATACCTTTCAAGGTAATCTGCGGGTGAATCGGCTCTACAATATGTGGGAACTTGTTCGTCAGGTCTTGCGTGTAGACCAGACCACGAATGAAACCGTTCATTTGCAGTTCGATCATAATCTGCTCCCAGTCAGAGACCTTTATCTTCATTGCTTTTGCAGAGATAAGCTCATAGTCAAATTCTTCATCGCCCTTGTGCTTATCCAGCAGTTTGAGAATTTTGTAGATGGCATTAAAATTGTCCATAAGCTACTCCTTTCACCTGTTCTGTTCAGCAATCCGATACCATGTCTGGCGGGTCACACCAAGCTGTTTGGCAGCGTCATTCTTTGTATAATGTCGGCTCACGTTTGCCATCACAACCAACTTTCATAACGTAATCAAGATATTGTTTTACCATCGTACTATCTTCGCAAATGCTGGCATACATAGCAAGCTGGATATTCTGTCCTAAGTTTGATTCAGTTGGTTTAATGGTTAATCCTTCATTTTCAAAAATCAGAATGGAGTTTGCTAATTTGCATCCTTCAACAAAAGCAAACAATTCTTCGTATTTCACAAAATCAAAAATTGAACGCAGCTTTGTTGTTCCATCTTGAACAATCAAATTACCGCCATGAATATTTTCTAGCTTTTCAGTTAAATCCATCTTTTGTTTCTTACTCATATTGATGTTCCTCCAAAAGAATGGTATACTGTGGTTGCACCATTCTTTTTCCTGTTTTGATGAAGTTGGTGTACTCTTAGCGGTGGCTTGTGGTTGGGCTGCCGCTATTTTTATTTGCGTATCTTTCGACACGCTCATACCAAGTGGATTTCCCGATGCCAAGCTGCTTGCAGCACTCTTTTACGGTAATTTTGCCTTTTTGCTGTTGCTCTAATAGGCTTTCAAACTGCTGCTCGTCAACTTGCTTTTCCTGTCTGCCGAAGCTACGGCCTGTTCTGGCCGACACTCTCTTGCCATCAACAATAGGCATGGCAGCTATGCCCTCTGCCTGACGTTGCTTGGTTTTCTTGCGTTCCTGTTCAGCTACTGCGCCCAAAACCTCAATAAGGATGTTGTTTACCATTTCTAGCACCCACGTCTGGTCTTGGAAGTCAATAAGCGTAGTCGGAATGTCGAGAATGCGAACAATCACGCCTTTTTCTTTGAACCATTGAAGTTCTCGCTTCATCTCGTCTTTGTCACGCCCGAATCGGTCAAATTCCTTAACAATGATCTCATCCCCAGCCTTGACAGTCTCTTTTAATCGTTTATATTGCGGTCGATCAAAGCTGCTGCCTGTCATTTTATCACAAAATACATTCTCATCTGGGATGTCGAACCGATCTCGTGCGATTTTAAGCTGTCTCGCAAGATTTTGCTCTTTGCTCGACACTCTCGCTAAGAAATAACGCATTACAATCACCCATTACTTGTCAATTTTGATTTTATAGGAGTATTCATCCAGTTCCTTCGTGGTTTTCGGCCTAAGAATGACTTCGTAATCCAGTGCTTCTGCAAATTCGCATAATTTTTTCACAGACATATTGTTGCCCTTCAAACGTTCTCCAACGCCAGAAGCAGACTTGTAACCCATATCGTTAGCAAGAACTTCCATCGTTTTAGGAGGGCGGCTCTTAATCATAATGTCTTTAATGATTTCGGTGACAGTCATTTTAATTTCCCCTTTCTTATAACGGCTCCTTTTCTGCATCCATGTTACCATGTTTTCATGGAAATGTCAAGCGTTTGTTTTTATATATTATATAAATATACTCTAGTATGTATAAATACATACTAGAGTAGTATAGGAATGTTTACTTAGTTAATCGCAATCAGGTAGAAAATTTTCTATAATAAGGAGTAATTCTTCCAAACTTCATTTCCGTAAAACTTTGGGTCTTGACAAGCATATTTTCACGCTTTATACTTGTTCCAGCGAAAGCGAGGTGATAGGCTTGGCAAGACGAGCAGAAACCTCGGAACGTGATAAGCTGCGCATGATAAGCACCCGGCTCACTGAGAACCAGATCGCAAGCATGGAGAGCAGCGCAAAGGCATTGGGTATCTCAAAGGTTGATGTTATCCGCATGGGTATCGAGTGGGTAGCATCCTACGTTGAGAACATCAAAGCATAAAAAAATAAGCTACCAGCGGAACTTTGGACGGCAACGCTGATAGCTTATCCACGTCACGAAACGAGAACCTGCAACCACCAAGGGGGCAGTCTCCCTTTTCGGAATCTATTATACCAAAAAGGGCTGCTCTCCGCAAGAGTTAGGAGAAAAAACATGAATTTTCCTACGACAACCGAAGAATTTCTGAAAACCATTGCCCATGGCAAAGAGCCGACCAGCGAGGACAGGGAGTACGCAGAAGCGCTGGGTAAACTGTCCGAACTGAACTACCGGGCAGGGTACGAAGCGGGATCGGCCAAAAATAAGGGTTAAGTTTTGTGCAAATCTACAAACTTTTAGATTTTGTACAGATACCAGTACTACATTAAGCGTTTGCGTAATTGACAAGCCAAAACATATTTCGTATACTGGTTGCACCCACATGAAGGGAGGTGAGTTTATGTACAGTCCTTATCTCGAACGCCACAATCACACGTTCACCGTTGCGCTGACCGAGCGGCAGTTCCAGTGGCTGAAAGCCTATTGCACCGAACACAAGGTCGCACAGGCCGCAGCCATCCGTGACACGTTCTTTGAGGTGCATCCTATCCCGGAGACCGATGAAAAAGAATAAGACGCTCGCTAAAGTTTGCAGACCACAGCGAACGTCTTATGAAACACTCAGAGAGTATAGACCCTCTTTGGGTTATTATACCAGAGATGGCCTACTCTCGCAAGATAGAAAGGTCAAATTTCTATGAATAATAATCTCGAAACCATCCGAATCTTCTCCGAAGATGTTATCCCCGTGTACGACACTGACACCGGCGAAAAGGTTGTGCTGGGTCGTGAACTGCACGAGCGGCTCAAAATTAAATCCAAATATGCAGACTGGTTTAAAAACATGGCTGCCTATGGATTTGAAGAAAACGTAGACTATGCGTCGTTTTCTAAAATTTTAGAAAACGGTGGCCGCTCAATCGAACACGCTATCAGCCTTGACATGGCCAAGCACATTGCAATGATTCAGCGGACACCGCAGGGCATGGAAATTCGCCAGAAGCTGATTGACCTTGAGAAGAACGTAGCCGTCAACCAGTTTGCAGGGGCATCCAAAGAACTGCAAGCAATCTTCGTTCTGGACAACCGTTCCATGCAGCACGAAAAGCGCATCTCTGCTCTTGAAACCAACATGACAGTGGACTATGAGCAGCAGCGTGCTCTTCGCCGTGCGGTAAACCGTGTCGTGGTTGAAGCACTTGGCGGCAAGACATCTCCTGCATACCTTGACAAGTCCACCCGGTGCAAGGTTTACAGTGAATGCAACAAGGATGCACAGGACTGGTTCCATGTGAACAGCATCAGCAACGTTCCTCGCAAGGATTTTGACAACGCCATCGCCTATATCGAACAGTGGCGGCCTTGTGCAAACACCGTAATGATGATTCAGAACGTCAATAGCCAGACTCAGATGGCAGTTTGAAAGGAGAACAACTATGCTTACCGCAGATAAGATTCAGGATATGGGGGAATACCTCAACTACGCTTTCGAGACCATGCTGAAACTCTGGCGCGCCGTTGACTACGGCGAGTGTGTCAACGAGCCTGTTATCGCTTGTGACGGAAATGTTGTCGATAGCGGCCAGCTTTCCTTTGAGCCGGACGAAAACGGCGAGATCGAGCCAGTTTTGCTCCGTGACAGCAAGTGTATCATGCACGATGTGAAGTATTGGATGCCCTTGCCCAATGTTGAGTACCATCCCTATCACGCTGAAATCGTGAAATAAACAGCCTATAAGAAAAGCCAGTGGTTAGAAAATATCTAGCCGCTGGCTTTTTGTGCTATGCGATTATTTTTCTACAAGGTCTGCGATGGCTCCTATTTGTATTTCTCCATTTATTTAACTGGCGTTAATAGAATTTCCGTGCTAATCGAAAGTTCAATATGATAACCGTCTTTAATGGTAACATTCTGCTTTTCGCCAGCTTTTTCAAATTTCAGTACATCGCTCACATCGTCAGAATTTGCATCAGACACAACAAATACTGTCGCTTCTTTGTTTTGATTCTCAACTTCGTATGTACCAGTCGGAACCATGTACCAGATATATTTATAACCACTCTTGTTTGTTTCTTCTTTTCCATAATCACCAAGAACTTCATCAACTAAAACAATAGAGCCGTTCTCTTTTACGGCTTCTTCCGAAGTAACAGACGGATTTTCAGATTCTGTCTTTACAGATGACGCAACGGATGATGTTGGTTTTTCGCTTTCAGAGCTAGCCGAAATATCTGTTTTGTCACGAGGGCTTACCAAATCCATAATAAAGGCCAATACAAACATTATCGCAATGACTTTGAACCAAAATCTTTGATAAACAGGTTTCGGAGGTGTATTTTCTCCACCGCACTGCGGGCAGGTTTTAGCGGTAACTGCTATCCTTGCGCCGCAGTGTTTACATTTTACGAGTTTTGCCATTTTACAATGCCCCTTTCTTACGGTCAAGTATAGCACAGATTAGATCAGGAAAGGGGTCTTTTTGTATTTTTCGGAATTTTTGGAGACTTGCACAATCAGATAGGATTTGTTTTGTGAAGGTGGGGTGGGTGTTGGCAACACGAACCCCGAAAAACGCCTTTTTCTTTGGAAAATTTTATCGCGGGCATGACCCACCCCACCCCCGGCGCTCCCTGTATACCCCGCCGGTGGAGACCCCAGCCCCCAGCACACCTGGACAGACCGCATATCACAGGCAGCAGGGCAGGCCGTGCCAAATGCAAGGCAGACCATGCACGCCCGGACGCTTTACGCGCTGCACCGGTCTGTGCCCGATACCAGACAGCCCGCGCCGTGCAGATCGTACCGGCGGCGGGGTGCTAGAGGGCGGGCAGTGTGTCCGGCAAACTACACTTTTTCGGATGCAAAATATTTTCCATGCAAACATGTATAAGCGTTGCCTGTGCAACTTGACTTTTCCATGGATTCGTGTATAATATAACCAGAACACGGAAACATGGAAACATGGAAACAAAATCAACCACAATACACCAAAACAGGAGGCCAAAACCATGATGAACAATAAAGAGATCGAATGCACCGCCCGCCCCGTTCCGGGGGATTACGAAGGCCGCAGCCATCGCGCGTGCGTATGGTACAACAGAGCCCGCGCCGCGTTTGATCTTGCCACGCTTGACACGCTGACAACCGCCGCAGATAAAGCCGCTGACCGCGTGCCCACTGAGGCATACGAAAAAGCAAGAAAGCTTCTTGACAGCGTGCAGCGTTGGGGGGCTTGCAGATGCAAGAGCTTGGGAGCTTGACAACGACAGCCGCTATTATAATTCTCAGTGGCTCAAAACCCGACAGGCTCAGCTTGCAAAGCGGTGCGTAAAGCTCAACAAAGAGCTTGCAACATACGGCTTGCAAATCGACAGCTATGGCTTGTATCCTTGCATCCGAGAAATCACCAAGCCGGGCACCGATATGAATTTGTTGTACTGGTTTTAATGGGAGGTGTGCAACGTATGAACAAACTTGTTTTTGAAGTGAACAATGGTAGAAAATTGGAACTTGTACAGCGGGAGGACAACGGAACGACCCTTATTTGTTCCATTGATGCACCGGACAACGAGGCATATATAAGTGCTGGCGATTTTGTGCAGCTGATTAACCTTTACCGCTACTGCAAGCGGTACGATATCCAAAACGATTGGATTAACCCAAACGGCAAAAATACGGAGGTATAAAAAATGACGAGAACCGACGAATTGAACGCAGAAATCAGAAATCAGGCCGTGCGCCTATATCCCAAGTGTGCCGGGCTGTTTGAGCTGCCGCTAATGGTATACACTCAGATTGTAGCGGACAACCTGACCCGCTCCAAGCCGTACCGCTTGAGCGTTGAGCGGTGTAAAAAAATCATTCTGACAATGCCGGAATTTGATTAATGGAGGGTTTGCAATATGATTACTCTTGACTTTACCCAGTGGGCCGCCCTCTGGTATGTGGGCGGCATGATCAGCGGCGCACTCGTTATGATCGCATTTCTCAACAGCTAATAAGGGGGGCTAAAAATGACGACGTTTGAAGAAAAGGTGAACGCATACCGCGAAAACAAGCGGCTAATTGAAGAGCTGGAAGCAATGAATAACGCCGTAAAGGCTGAAATAATCGCCATGATGCACGGCGCGCCGGAAATGGTACAGGGCACCGCAAAGGCCATTTATAAGGACGTGCAGAGCGTCCGGCTTGATAGCAAACTTTTGCAGGCCGCACACCCGGATATTTACGCTGAATGTAGCAAAAAGACCGTTTACAAACGTTTTAGCGTGGTCTGAGGGGGTGCGACAAGTGATATTATCTTGCATCCTGTTCTTTTTCTGGTTTTTCTCTGCACTCTTCAAGGAATCCAAGTGATACCGCCCGGACACTTTAGCGGGGCTGCACCGTAAAGCAACCCCGCCCCAGCCCGAAAGGGCAAAAAACTTTCTGCAAGTCCTGTTTTTGGGGCTTGCGATATGATATACTGTGAAAAAGGGCAAAAGCCCCAGAAAGTGAGGTTTTTTATGATGTACAGTACTTTTTCCGTCCGTGATGCAGTCAAGACTGCCTGCCCTGAGTTGGTAGATACCATTTATCGCCGTGCTCCGTATAAGTCCAAAGAAGCATTTGATGAGATTTATAATCACTGGCAGCACATCTATGACACCGGAAAGCAGTGGGCAAAAGAGCCCATTGCTCCATCCGTTCCTCTGACTATTAAGCGCTCCCCGGACAGCGATCTAACCGCTCAAAAAGCAATCACCGCCGAATGCGACAAAGAACTTTTTGCTCTATACCTGCATATTATGTGCATGGACATGCCGGGAAATATCGTCCGCGGCGCTGCTGTCACGGTAAACATTTTCGGGACGGATGATGCATACATTCACATTGCGGGGCACGACATTACTTCGGAGCAGCTTGTAACCGCATGGAATGCCGCAAACCCCAAAAAAGAAAAAATTTACGCTTACTAATCCTTACTACAAATCCATCAAAGCCCGGTCACGATGTGGCCGGGCTTTTCTTTTGCCTTGCATCTGCTGAAGGTGCAGGGCTTTTATTTTGCCCTGCTACAATACAGCTATATACAATCGTTTACAGCGGTTTTTATATCATTCATGCAGTTATACCACCCACACGGTAAAACAGCGCACAGGGCTTTACATGTGCTTTTCCTACTATTTGCCGTGTTTTGCCGCTGCTGTTGTATGGCTGTGCATCCGGCTATGCCGCACTACCTGCGCCACGCTGGAGCGTATCACAGCGCCGCAGCACCTACAGCGCGTACCAGATACCACCGCCACACCGGACGCTGTACAGGTCAGCACAGCCGCCCTATTATAATAATGTATATAAGGGCGTACCACTGTTATGGATCCATGCCAGACGGCGCAACATACCGCAGACCATGCAAGCCCGGCGGGGTCAACTCCTACCGTCTGCGGATCGCTGGCAAGTGCTGACACACTGCCAGCAGTACAGACCCGGCGCACCTGCTGAGGGGTCAGCGTCTCCACCTGTACAGGGTCAGCCCGGCGGGGTCAATATTTTTCACGCCAGGCTAAAGCCCTGGCACCGGGTTAGCTTGGCATTGTGCTTTCTTCCTGGCACGGTGGCGCGGAACAATTGACGGCTACCGCCGTATCTCTTTTCGGGCTTTCGCCCGATAGCCAATAAGGGCGAGCAATAGTCGTAGCGTTCCGGCTGGAATAGTCGTAGCCAATAGTCGTAGTTTCTCCTGACAAATAGTCGTGGAATAGTCGTAAAGTCGTCAGACGACTAGCTTTTGAAAGTCCTATATATCGTATAGTAACGAGCAGTCCGCTAATAGTCGCAGAACAATAGTCGTAGCATTTTCTAGCGAACCTTCGTCAAATAGTCGCGTGTTTTTTGTGTGAAATAGTCGTTCGCCTTTTAGGAAAAGAGAGGTGCGATAGTCGCTAAGTCATCCGACATCCCCAAAATCAATAGATGTCAAGACACCTGTCAATTTTAATCCCAATCGCATTACCTCAAAATCTTTAACAATCACACTTATTATAATAGTCGCAGATAATTGCTCAATCTTTTTAACTATTATTCTACTAGAATAGTCGTACCCTCTGGTTCAGTTCGTTTCTCTTCGATTTAATTACCGACAACTACAATCATATCATATCAACTAACTAGGATTATCCATTTGGCAAATACCTCAATACTTTTAACTATCTAATAAGGCTATCCGGCTGGTCAGTCACTTTCAATTTGTAATCAACTGCTTATACAGTCATGCAACATTTCTACATATTCAACCGACTGCAAAATGAAGTCAATTCTCCATGTGGAACAGTCACAGACCATCCACCAGTCCGAGCCTTACGCCAGTTCTCGCCTACGGTCTGCTCTGCTGGCTAACGGTGCAGCTTTGGAGATAGAGGGTAACCAGCTTGCAATTTCGCATAACTGTTATTTATTCACTTTTGAACTATCGTGGCACACCCGGCTCCGTCAACGCGCGTGCTCGCGCATATAACGCCCGCGGACGCGCTAAACACACGGGGAGGGAAAGGGGGAGCACGGAAGACGTTAGGGGGATTATAGGGGGTAATAGGGGTTGTAGGGGGAAGAGGGGGACAAAAGGGGGGAAGAGGAAACAAGGGGGAAAGGGGACAAAAATTTGAAAGCCGTTTCCGAAAGTGATAGTCGAAGCGTTTTTTCGTCTCGCACATCTTGTTTCCGTCTCAATCAGCCTTGCGGTTAGACAAATAGCCGTTGGCATCCGCTCATCTGGCTGCTATCATCGCGGGAAAGGCGTGTAAGAGCCTGTCTGCCGCGTTTTTCTGGCTGACCCGATAACTTTCACGTCTGACCCTGAAAAGTCGTTTTCCACGCTCCTACATCGTTCTAATCGCATGGTCTAGTAGTTTGAGATATGCCATCAACATCAACGGAGAGCCGTCTACGAGCGTCTGTGGCGCGTTTTTGCAATGAAGTCGATAAAGTTATCGTCCAGCACCTAAAACGCCTTAAAGCAGGCTTTCTCTCGGTGTTTAAGCGAAACAAGAAAAAGCCATCCTGTCATAAGTTGACAGAACAGCTCTTGGCAGTTCGTTGTATTGCGCTCATTCTTCAACCAGAGTGATTTTCGGAAGCTGGTCAACAGGTGTTCTCATAACCCACTGAAATGTTTCCCAAAGCCCATCGTACGTCTGGAAGATGTTTGCATGGCGTCTTTCATCGCCCCGATGAGTCCCGATAAAAAGTCTTACGGCAAAATCAGCTTCATTGCGTTGCAAGCCAATGGACATTAACAGTTTTTTGTATCGATTCTGCGTCATCTTTTCGTTCTCCTTTCAATCCATCCAAGTATACTCTTGAAACCGTTGGATTTGCTTGTTAAACGTAATGGGAAGGTCGCCTATCTCACCCTCCTTGTTCTTGCTCAGCCGGAACAGATACTTGTCGGGGTTATCGCCGGACAGAAGGATGATTGCATCTGCGTCCTGTTCAATCTGCCCGCTCTCTCGCAAGTCGGAGTTAGTAGGCGTTGCTCCGGGCTTGGATGGGTTTCGATTAAGCTGTGCTAGTGCCACCACGACAATGCCTGTGGTCTGTGCCAGCTCGTGTAAGGCAATGGATATAGTTGTAATGGCGGCATATCTGTCCTTTGCGCCTGTTTCGTGGATGAGTTGAAGATAGTCTACGAAGATGATTTGAGCCTTTTTACGGAGAGCCTGAGCCTTCATCCACGCCACGTTCTTTCCGGCAGCGGAGCGGATATATAAGGGCATTTTCATGTTCTTTGCCTGTCCGTCAATCTCATTCAAGCTAACCGCTTTGTTTTTCACCGTGTCCAGAGGGCAGTATATTTGATTAGCCATCAGACGCGCGCCCAGCTTGCGTTTGCTGGTTTCCAAGCTGAAATAGTACACGGTGTAGTCCTGCTTTGCCATGCTTGCTGCTATTTGCAAGGACAAGGCTGTCTTGCCCGCAGACGGTCTGCCGCCGATAATAATGAAATCACCCGGTGAGATGTGCAACGCTTCATCCAGACGCTCTAGGCCCGTCTTGATATACACAGGCTTCTCGTCCATGTGAAGCACATAGTCGTTCAGCACATCCTCGTATGTCCACGCATCTTCTTCCTCAGCTTTCAGGCTCATCGCCTCGCCCATCTGCTGATAGATGTCTGATAAATCAGAATAGTCGGTAAGCTCGCTGGTCATCTGAAATGCCAGACCTTGCACACGAGTGAGTGCAGCTTGTTCTCTGATAAGCTGTGCCCAACGTTGCATCTGCTCTCTGTCAATGCGCACGCACTCCGATTCGCAGGTCTGCACACACGCTAAAAGCGTCTGCGCTACGTCTGGATGCTGCGTGTTTATCTCGACTATATCTATCTTGCCCCTAGCCGTCCAATAGCCCTGAACAGCCGCAAAAGCGTCTCTCAGTTCAGGTCTAAACAAGTCAAGTTCAAGGTCTGGTATAATTTCATCCACAACGCCCGGCTTGCAGAGCATCAGCGCCCCGATAAATACCGTTTGAACGTCCATTGTCATAGTCTAGGAAACTCCATCTCCGTACTTTGCTCGTACTGGTCATCCTGTTTCAATGCGTAAATGTCCTGCCATCCGGCATAGATGCTCTGGTCGAGAATAGCTTTCCAGTCATGCCGATCAAACTTTTCCAGCTTGTTGCAGAGCATCTGTTTTGCCCGGTCTGTCATAGGCTTTTTGATTCTTGTACGCATCTGTGCGAACTCTCGCAGGGATTCCAGCAGGGCTTTATCGCCATGAGCAAAGTCTGAGAAGATGTCAGGTTTCTTCTTGACTGCACTCTCCGGCAAGGTCTTGACGTTCATCTGACTGTCAGTTGATACAATGGGTTCATTGTCATCTGACTTTGAACTCATAGATGAGCTGACCTTCATCTCATTTATGACATGAGGATGAGCTGACTTTCGTGTAGACCATCCTTTTGACGCAATATCACTTCTTTTCCACTCTTCATCGAGCAAATGCTTAATTAAAATGAAACAAGATTCTGCTTTTTTTGAGTTCAAAGTTGCGTCTTTTTCTTCAAAAACGTATGCACAGATTGCATCGTATAGTTCCAACTTTTCTTTGCTTTTGAGTGTGGAGATGGCTTCAAAGTAATATCGTTGGAATGTAAAGCTGTCTCGTTTTTTGTCCATACCTATCCCCCATTAAAACAGGCACTCAGCGTCAGACTCACGCAGCCAGCCTTCACCCGGAATATTAACTATCTCATAATACTGCCGTGCAACGTAAATTATTTTCTGCCCATCCTCAGCAATCAGGCCGACAATCAGATAGTTGCCAGCAGCCATAAAGAACCAAGGGTTGCTCTTGTAGGTCTCGCCCTTCATCCAGTTCTTCATCCTGTTCACGGCTTTTTCAATATCCTTATCGGGGCAGTCCGGGTTTTTGTACGCAAAGAAATCCTCAGGAAATTTAAGTTTTTTCACTTTCTGAATCCCTCTCTCGTTCTCGTGATTCTCTTATGCACCTTGACAGGTCTTGTGCCTTTGCCATACGCTGGTCGGGTATGTTTTGCCTTGATGTACCCGCAAGGTGGCTTCGGCCCGAAGTCAAAAAAGCTCAAGTCCATAACGATGATGCCAAATTTTTTGTTTGTCATGTTTACTGCTCCTTACGCATACCATTTTGGTGCTTCATTGAAGATTTCAACGCCTTTCGCAAAGCCCATCTTTTCTAAGGTTTCACACATGATGCCATCCATCATGCTGTGAACGATTTCTTCATCATCGCCGTACTTTTGGTACGCTTCCTGCATTTCTGTCGTGAATGTGTCAATCATATCTTGCGTAACAACGATATTGTTTTCCATAAGCCCTCCTATACCATCGGAAACGTCATTCAATGCGTCACAGGACACTGAATGTTCGGGTCAATAGTCGGTGTTGCATCAATAGCATCCAGCACCTCATCATAGAAAGCTCCTCCATCGGGATTCGAAAACGAACTAGCTCTGTCTGCGTCCAAAGCGCATTTTTCAATCTTCTGGCGCAGCGCATCTGCATCAATCGGTCTCATATCTGTCAACCCTCCGGCGCATAAATGCGCATCCAATGTGTGACCGTCACGTTATCCGGCAGTCTCTCGCCTATCTCGTCCCAGAACTGACCGTCTGCGTAACAGCCAAGAAAGTACGCTGTCGGCGAGATTCCTTGCAACATTTTTCCATCTTTGTCACGCCACGTTGTCTTAGCCGCAAGCAACAAAGGCTGTGTCCGCTCTCGTGGCAGCTCGCTTGCTGGATGCCAAAGTGTGTTAGCCATTATTTTCCCTTTCTTCAAAATTTGCGCAATATTCGGGAGGAATGTTGAAAGGCTTTTTGAACGGCACTTTGCAAACATATCTGTAATATTCTTTTTCTCTCGGGGAACGCTTATAATACAGGTTCTTACATCGGTCGCAAATAGACGTTTGCTTTGCGGGTACATCGTGAACGATTAAAAGAATTACAGCTATACCACAAATAATGATTATCACCGCATTTAATGCTGTATCAAACATCCATTCTTCTCCCTTCAATCTCCGTCCCATACGCCGTCAGGACGCATCTTTGCAAACGCCAGCAGACCGTACAAGGCACGTTTGGCGTTGCCCTCTGTGGCGTGCCAGTAGTCTCTATCGTCTACATCGTCACCTAATGCAGAAATAGCCTTTTCAAGCATCGGGATGCTTTCTGCGCCTGTTTTACCATAGATGGAGCGGATGCCCTTTCTACCCAACACATCATCACGACGAAAGTACATTCCATAATTATAGGTGATATTAAGCCAAAGTTCCTTTGTTCCTCCAATAGAACGAGTACCGCCATCAATAAAGTGCATATCATCCACTTCAAGCGTTTCATGCGTTACGGGGTCGCATAGCGAAATATCATAGCTCATCTTTCTTCTCCCATTCCTTGCATCCACGTTCGCCCCACACGAAGTCTGCAACGTGTTCTGACTGGTCGTTCACGCACACGCCCTCCGGCTCTGCGTACCATTTGCAAGAGCCACAGGACGGCTCAGATTTGTTCTTGCAGGATTCTGCCGTACATCGGATAGATTTGCCAGCAGAGAACTGCTTGATTCCCATGCAAGAGCAATGTTCGGTGGTGCAGTAGAAGTTCATCCGATTTTCCTCCAACCAATTAACTCGCAGACACCAATCGTTACAGGGTCGCATCTGTGAATAACTATGTCCCCTGTTCTTTGTTCCTCGATAGGCGGTCTGTAGACAAATCCTTTTTCTTCTGATTCAAAAAATTCATCGAGAATGTTCTCCGGCAAAATTAAAAATCCATAAGAATCTAAGATGGTATCGCATTGCTTGCATTTATAGACGCAAACTTTTTTCATTTTCTCTGCCCTCTCTTTCCCCTGTTGAACCGCCCGATCACTCGCTTATACTCCGCATAACACTCCGGGCACAGGTCGCCTGTGTCCCTGCGCCACGCCCAGTCCTTAAAGTATTCGTCAGGGTTCATCATCCTGCCGCCCAGAACTGCTCCGCAGCGGTCACACACTCGCTTGTGGTAGATTCCTCTATCAGTTTGCATTAGTTGCTCCTTTTGCCAAATTTCTTCTGCATCTTAGCCCTCAATGCTTCGATACGCTCCTTATCGTCAGTGATAATCTCATACTTGTCTCCAGACCATCCAAGCGGAACATCTTCCGTGTATTCGATATAGATTTTTTCCGGGTGCGTAGGCGGCTCATAGGGGAACGTCACGTTTTTGCGAAAGCGGCTACTTGCAAACCACGTAAGACCACCGTTGTCAGAATAAGCGATTGCGTCAATGTCATATACTTCAATCGTGTTACCTTGTGCATCAGTGGTCTTGAACACGCTTGAGCATCGTTTGTTTTGGAAGCATCCTTGTCCCATTTTGTCCGACACTTCTGTCCATTCATCATCTTCGCCCGTCAGCGGCGTGAGTGGCTTGAACCGTAAAAGACGTTCAAGAACGGACATTACGTATCCAGCAGAGATTTCACTGTGTCCTTGACTTGCAAAAAGTTCAACAATGTCAAGGACGTTCTTGTTGATTGCATCCTGCAACCCGTCTCCGTCTTTCGTAATACGTGCAAGTTCTGATTTTGCATATTCTATGGAACCACTCATTTTATTTTTCCTCCCCAACATCCTTGAACAGGATTTCTTTGTAGGCTTTCCAGTCTTTGATTTTGCACGGAATGTCTGTGCCGGGTACGGTCTTTTTCAGCCCATCCATCTGCCAGACGTTCCATGAGATGATAGCAGCCATGTTGCGAACCTTCCCAGCGTCAGGCTCTATGCCAAACAGCCACTTAAAGTTCTCTCGCCATGTCAGGAGCATATTTGCTCTTGCAAGCAACAGACTGTCACCTTGCCACTCATAGCCGTATGTAGTCGTCGCTGCGTCCTCTGCCACATCGTGCCATGTCCAGACATTCCAATCAAACCAGTTGTTTACACATTTCAGTTTGCGGTCAAATAGCCCTTTCCGTCTTGGTACTGGAATCTTTTTGCCCGTTACCGTGTCGTATCGGTTCACAAGGAATGGCGCTTCTCCGCAGGTGATTTCAAGAACTGTCGAATGGATGTACTTGATAGGCTCTTTCTTCATATCGGGCATCGCACCGTTTTCTTCGCCCATGTCTATCATCTTTTCGCAGACCCAAGAAGGAGTGAAAACCTCTGCTTTTGCTTTGGTTCTTTGCTTCTGCTCATCTAGACGCTTAAGAACTCTTGGCACTGGTGGGCACTTCTTGATTTGTTCTAACGTGATTTCATCCGCAAAGCCTATGCCCAGTTCAGGCGGTGGCTCTGTTGCCCAGATGATGTTTTTTCCGGTAGTACGGTCTTTAAGCAAGATAAACAGCACAGCTGAAAGAATCGGGTCGGAGAAGTCAACCAACCGTTGTTTCATTTTTTGTTACCTCTCTGTACTCCACGTCAATCCCTTTCGGCAAAGCCGTCTGGTACTTCTGGGCGAGCTGTTCTGCGCTCTGGGCATCGCCCAACGGCTGTTCAGGCGGCGCAACGGTGACTTCCACATTGTCACGCATACCAAAGTAGTTCTTGGCTCGGAAAATCCACTCTGCCGGGTTCTCCTGACCGTACATACCGTTGTACGCCCACATGGACTGCATTTGCAGAATCAGCTTCAAGATGTACTTCTGCTGCAAGCTGTCGTCACGGCGCTTGCCCGCCATAATCTGCTTCAGGCTCACCCATTCGATGCCCAGCACTAGTGCGATCCATTCAACCACAGGGGAGATTCTGGCTTCGATGCAAGCGTCAAAAAAGAAGTCAAGGCGTTGCTGCACTTCAATTGGGTTGTTCATGTCCACGCTCGGAAGGTCACCAAAATACTTGGCTGCAATCATTCCGATGACCTTCTTGTCCTCTTCGCCACCGATTCTCGACTGCAAATCGCCTGTGGACAGCATCTTAGACCTCGTGATCGCTAACTCCTGCTGCTCTTTCACCTTTTTACTCACCTGTGAGCGGATAGATTTCCGCTTGTTAAGCATCTGTTGTTTCTTCTTCTCACGCTCTTTCTCGCGCTTCGCAGCGGCTTCTTCTTTCGCCTTTTGCGCCCGCTTCTCACGCTTTTTCTTTTCAGCTTCGGTCAGCGGCGGTCTGCCGCGACCACGCTTCGGGGGTGTTGCCAAGAGTTATCACCTCTTCATCTTCATTCCGATTACGCCCATCTTCTGTGCAATTATCCAGACTACACAGCGGCAATCCCACTGATTCCACCAAGCGCACTTTTCTTTCTCGCATACGCACCGACCAAGCGGATTGCTGGCCATTTTCATCGGGCAGTAAAGTTCGTTATCCATTGGTTATTCTCCGTTCATCTCATAACATTTGCTGTCGTTCTCGTTGAATCCCAAACACCAAGCTAACTCGGAAGCGATTTTCTGATAAATGCCTTTGGTATTAAGCTCAGTTTCGGATTTCGCACATCCACTATAAAGGCCATACAGAAAAGCCAGCCTTTCACGCCCTACCATGTTGATATCCTGAATCATCATTTCCACCCCATCACAACAGCCGTACAAACGACCAGACACACGTTAATGAACAGCCAGACGAGCATTGCTTGCCGCTCTTCAAATAGGTTGTCTACCATGCCCTTGATTGTCCGTTCGGACTGAACTACTACCGCAAGCAGGACTAGGCAGACCAGCCAGCGTGTTGCAAATTCAAACATCATCGTTACCACCTGTTCATAATTTTAAACTCTCTCATGCGAAGTTCCCCACCGCAAAACGGGCAAATCCTTTTCTCTTGAAATTCTTTCTTTGTCATATACGCTTCATGTTTCATGGAGGTCACGCATCGATCACAGGCATAGGTCAAAATGAAGTGAACCGGCTTTTCTTCTTTCTTTTCTTTTGGATAAATCTTTTCTTCAAATACATCGTACAGCTTTTGGAAACCAGCTTTTGCGCTCTTTACCCACATATCGTGCCCGGCTTCTGCTTCCTCTTTGCTGTCATATCCTCGAACAACAATCCACTCCCCGCCCCTAAATTGTTCGTGTTGAATCGCCGTTTCGTAATTCCAATCCCTATCGTCAACAGCGCAAGTGTCAATGTGATAGCCGTTTACGGTATCTTCCTTCAGTTCTCGTTCATAGCGAGGGCGTTGATTCATAAATCCAAAAAGCTCACTTGCAAAATCAAACATTGTTATCCTCCATCAAATCGTCCATGCTCAACTGACCACTGATGTTGTCATCTTCCATCCACCAGCGAAAAGCGTCCATACCAGTCTGCCAGTCGCACGGCAAGCCTTTTAATTTTCTGACATCAAGCATTCGTTCAAACGCTGAGATGTACATTTTCTCGTAGGCAGGCCAGCGCATAAACTCACGCTGTCTTCCCCCCCTACCGGCCATAGGGCATCCGATGCAACCAACACGCTTCTGCCCTTCGCAATACAGCGGATTAACAGGCAGGTGTTCGCTATGCGTGTAGTCCCACACATCATCGTCAGACCAGTCCACGATTGGATTGACAGTCATCTTGCCCTTGAGGTTGCAGGTCTCGAACAGTTGTCGTTTTTCATCGTTGTCGCCCATAAGAATGATGCGCTTTTCCTTATCACGGTGGCTAAACTCCATCGTTCCACGGTTTTTCTTTCTGTTTGTTGATTCAGCCCAGCGAACGCCGGTAGCGATAAATCCATCGCGGCCAGTATTTTCTTTGAGAACGGCACAGCAATAGCGTACAAGTCTTGTCGGCGGCATCAGCTTTTGCGGAATCAGTGTCCACATGGACACGGGTTTGTCCTTGTAGCGTGGCATGACGATGGAGCATTTGATCCCACGTTCTTCCATCGCCTTGAACTGCTCACGGATAAAATAGACCGTCTCCGGCGCATCTGCTGTGGTGTGGCTGTTGACCACCTCGAAGTTGATTCCTGCACGTTCAGTCAGAGCCACAAGCACTTGTGAATCCTTGTCGCCAGAGTATGTGACCATGAGCGGTTTCTTGTACCGATGCTCGGATAGCCGTGCAGCGTCCTGCAAACGTGCGATAGCAAGCTGTTCCTTATTCATCAGCTCCACCTTTCCCTCAGCTCTTTTTCGACCTGTTCTGACTTTGCTGTGATATAATCTGCAAACTCGTCAGGGGTCATGTCCTCTTCTTTGAACTTGCCGACCATCTCCCAGTACCTATCACCAATACGGATGATTTTCTGCACCTGTTCATCGGTCAGGTCTGCATCGCACCGAAGGTTCTGAATCAGTGCGCCCCATGTGGCTGCGATGCCATCCAGAGCCATGCGGAAGCCGTACAACTGGTTCTGCCGTGCGATTTTGCGGAGGTTGGCTGACATCGCCTGTTTTCCATTTGAAGGGCGGTTTCTACACTTATTCATCTGACTGCTCCTTTGCTTCAAGGCGAGAGAGCCAACGATCAAGCTTTATCTCGGCGGTCTTGTAGATTTCCTCCGAAACCCTTGCCTTGATACATGGTTTTGAATCAGACAAATAGACCGTAAACGCAACTTTAATGTCTGCTAGTTCTTCTAGCAGATTTTCTTCGCACTCTTCAACACTCTTCGGTGTCGGGTTCGTGCAGTCCAGCGCACGGCGCAGCTTCAACGCAGCCTGTACCAACTCAGATGCTTCTTCTGCCAACTGTGCCAAGATTTCTGTCTTAGGCAGGATGTCTGAAACTTTCTTGCTCATTCTTTTATCCCTTCCATCTTTGCGCCGCAGTTAGGGCAATAATCAAAATCCGATACACGTTCATACGGCGAGAGTTTGTATTCTGCTCTACACTTGTCACACTCGATTGAGTTGCTTTCATGGTCGCAAATCCATTTTGCTTGTCGTTCCTGTTCTCCTTTCAGCCAGTTGTTCAGCTTTGCCATGCAAGATGGGCAAAGAAACGGTTCATCATAGCAATCGCAACTCCAGTAGTCCCATGCGTCATGCACGTTCTTGTCAACCAGAATCACGGCATTGGGCTTATGCCTTCCCATCTCATCGGGCGGTTCAGGGTTAAACACTTCTCCGCAACGGTCACATTTCATGCTCATTCTCTTTCTCCAAACTCTTTAGTAGTCCATCCACGTTATACCGCCAATGGACACGCAGCCTTTTTGCCTTGACCTCTATCCCCTCTTGCTCTGCCCACTGCCAAGGGATGCTCTTCCGGCTCTCGGTATAACGAAATGCTAGAACCTTGCTGGCAGGGATTGCAAAGGTGCGGTTGACTGCCCTGTAATTGACTATCACATGGGCGGTCTGACCGCTATACCCCATCGCATCCACCATGTCGGTGATGTGCTTTTCCTTGCGGTATTTGCACTTTGCCTTGTCGTACTTGCCGAACACCTTTTCCAGAGGAATAGAGGGCGTTTCTATGGTTTTCAGTTCAAACAGGTGATTCATCGGGTATCGGTACACAAGGAAGTCGCAGATGTTGTCTATGGAAAACGACAGGTTCTCGTTGCCACCGTAGTAGGTGGCAGCACTGTCTTTCAGGCGGTAGCACCACGCATCGGATGGGACGGATGCTTTGAAGTCTGCTTCAAACTGCTTGCCAGTGTTCATGCGTTTTCCTTTGGTTCATCAGGTAAAGGCATCCAATGTGTTACATTTTCAAGTCGTTTTTCATCAAATGTTGTCAGCCAATCGCCATCGTCTGTGAGCACTGCCGTTTGCATTCTGCTCGTTTCGTCATATACTGTTTCGTCAAATACCAGAACAGGTTTGCTTTCATACCAAAGCGTACATTCTCTGTCTCCATCTACTTCGGTGACTTCTTCCGTCATTTCAGGCAATTTGTCTTTGACACTTGTCCATGCGATAGATGGGTAGTTTTCAAGCTGTTTGGCAAGTGCCAAAACAAGGTCAGCAACTGCGTCAAGGGCAACGCCTTTATCGTATTCAGAGTAAATTCCGCTGTTCATAAGCGCTTTAGCTTCGGCTTTTTTACCATTCCCGCTTTGCTTCCACGCTTCAATAAACAGCTCTACGTCAACAAGTCTCATCCTCGTTCACCTCTAAATTCACTTCCGAGAAACCGCTTCTTCCCTTTTTCTCGGTGCTTGTCCTCATAGTCACGGTGGTACACGCTTTGGCTGTGGTTTAGCTCATACACGAATGCCTTGCGTTCCTCGAAGTCTTTCTTCTCTGCTTTGTACTTTTCGCAAGTGTCGTGGCAGGCTTGGTGGCGCGATGTGCAGTTGAGACAACAAGTAATCATTGTTTTACCCCCATTGTTCGGACATTGCCTTTGCCACGCCCTTAAAAGTCTTTGCGCGGTTCCTTGCACGGTCAGTGGTAAACATTCCCTTGTGCTGCTCACCATGCTTATGCGAGTAAGACCCAGACGGGCACCATGTCGCGGTAGGTTCTACGATGTTTGTCGGGTGCAACGGCGGTACACCGCGCTCCCACAGTAGCGTTTTCTTGCTGTATGGATGCCCATATTCATATGGCTGGATTGCCTGCGTAGGCTTCGGATAATCAAAAATCTTGCTGGGAGTAGGATTCTCAATCACTACTTTTTCGCAATCTGCCGCCCACACGGCAAGAAAAAGCGCCTTGCCGCACAATCCCTCATAATACCGGGAAAGATTGAGCTTTCCTCCTTTGTACAGATGTCTTGCTCCCGCGTTGCTCGTCTTTGTGCAGGGGACAAATGCGATAATCATATCCCAGCGTGGCACATCATGCGCGATTCCGTCCATGGTCACAACCTGCCCCCCCCTCAATAGCCTTTAGGCAGTCACCGAGAATATGCCATTCTGGATGCCCGCCGGACGGCTCAATCAGGTCGCACGAGTAGGCTTCATGCCCACGGGCACGAAATGCTTTGCAGACTTCCTGCGATTCCTCACAGGCAACTAAAACTTTCATCTTTCCAAACGCCCGTCCAGCCAGATAGCACAGCTCTTATATAAGGTAGGCGGTTCGCCTTTTGTCCCGGTAGCGTAACCGTTAGTTAAAAGGGAGATCAGAACTGTCGTCAATCACAGAGAAGTCATCCGTGTTGCCCTGCGAGTAGTTTTGCGGCGCATCCTGCGCCCGATCAGCGGGCTTGCTGTCAGACTTGCCACCGCAGAAGTCAACCTTGTTCGCCATGATTTCCGTTGCGGTGCGGTTGTTCCCCTGCTTGTCGGTATACTTCCGGGTCTGGATGCTACCAGTCACAAGAATCAGGCTGCCCTTCTGAAACCACTTGGAAACAAACAACGCCGTATTACCAAATGCGGTGCAGTTAAAGAAGTCGGTTTCCTTCTGACCTCCGCTCTGACGGTCGCAAGCAATGCTGAACGTGCAAACATCCTTACCGGACTTCGTGACCTTAGCTTCTGGCGTGTGAACCAGACGACCCTGAATTGCGATAGAGTTGAGCATTGTTTAGCCCTCCTTCGGCTGTTTCTGAGCACAGTCCCAACACAGGACGTGCCCAAAGCGTTTCTTCGTGCTTCTTGCAGTTTCCAGCGGAGTGACGGTGCGGTTGTTGTACTGAATAGGCTGCAACTGCTTTCCGCAGCAAGCGCACGGAGGAATATTTTCTGTCTCCGCTTGCTTTTGCGCAGGCTTGTTTGCTCTGCTTGCGGTCTGCTTTTGATACTCGTCCGTGTCAGCGTCCTTCGTATCGTCAATGCAGAACAAACCGTTCAGAGCGTACTTTCTAGCATAGCTACTTGCAGTGCCGGTAATCTGCGAATCGTCCATGCCCTTCTTAAATTCAGGCTCACGAGCGTATGCAGTCACCGTGTAGGTGGCACCATCCTGCGATTCAACCGTTGCAGTGGCTTCGATGTAGTGCCAACTGTCAACGATAACAGGCTTGTCGGAAAGCCGCAGCACAAGGCTATGTGCTTTCAAGATGGGCTTGACCGCTTCGAGAATGTCCTCACACGAGCGGTACTTGTAACCGCCAAATTTGTTCATCTGCCCCTTCGGGGCTTTCAGCTCTGATTGAACAGCCATCAGAGCTTCATGGATTTTGCTGTTGTCCATCAATTATTTTCCTTCCTCGCTTCTTTTCTCGCTTTACGGCAAGCTGGGCAACGCTTAGGCAATGCCATGTTATGCGATTCAAAGAAAATGCGTTCTGCACGGGTGATTTCAAAAGGCTTTCCGCAATCACGGCAAATTTTCTGAACGCTCATGTCCCAGTCCCAGGAAGCTCTTCTTGCGGCATCTTCGACAGCAAACGCTTCCTTGATTCCGTCATAAGGTCTCCTGACAAGCATATTCTGCGGTGCATGACCGTTTCTGCGAAGCGTTTCCTCCAAATTGTTCCTTTTGCAACTTTTGCAAAGAGTTTCGGTGCTGTTTGGGAACACTGAAAAAAGCTTATTGCACTTTTCACAGTGCTTAATTTCTTTCTTGTATTTGCTCATTTTCTTTCCTTTCTTCGGCTTCATTAGGCTTCATTGTTTTTACTTTGGCTTAATACGGCTGTACAGAAATCAACCAGCCATCAGTTCTGCCAACTGTGCACGGAGGTCTTTCAACTCCGCTTCCCTGTCCTCGATTTCAGACTGCAAGTCCTCGATTTCAGCCAGACGGTCTGCTTCTTTGGCTTCTGCCATCTGCTCGTTGGTCATAAAATACACGCCGTCCTCCGGCTCGGTCACACCACCGAATCTGTCAAGGTTAATCATCTTTTGGTCGCCCTCTCTTACGTTCCTCTTTGATTTGCAGTGCACTGTACCACTGGTCTTTGTCAATTTCGATAGTAGACCACCGATGGTTACAAACAAGACACTTTTTTCTGCGAACGATGCTGTCGTGGTCAGACCGGCTGTCAACCGTTGTAATGTTGTCACTACCGCACATCGGGCATTTCATCGTGCATCCCTCCACTCGTTGGTGTGGTGGGCTACCCGCTTGATTTTGCGGCATTCTTGCTCGCTGCGTTCGTCTTCCTCGGCGCTGACTGCCAGTGCGCACAGGACAATGGCCGTTGCGAGAAGCCCGCAGGACACAATCACCCAGCCAAGCATCTGCGCTGTGGTCTGGCATCCTTGAATCGCATCACCGCAGCCAACTGCTGTGATTGCCGCAACCAGACCAATCATTGACAACGCCGCTCCTTTCAAAGTTTTCATTTGTTCTCCTTTTTGCTTCCAAAATTAAAAATCCACACAGTTGCCATCACGGCAGCCGCTACGATGATTCCCCATGTGCCTTTTGTGCCGACCAGCAGTTCAACCAGATGTACCAGCCACAGGTTCAAAAGGAACACCGCCAACACCACCGCAAGAACAGTTCCCCATATCATAATGATTTCTACCAATGCTTTCATTTCTATTCCCTTTCGTTTATTTTTTCGCCATTGCAAATCACGTCTATGCCATGCTTTGCCACTGCAACACCTATCTACGCAATTCCTTCGCTTTTCATTGCTTTTCCTCGCGCTGCCTCGCCTCCGCTTATCAAAGCTACGCCTTGCATACATAGCCATTGCTTTTCCAATCTTTTCCTGGCCATTCCATTGCTCGTCTGAGCCTTGCTTCGCCATGCCTTTGCAGGTCTCGTCAAATCACCGCATTGCCGTTGCCGCTCAAGTCGCTTCGTCTCCAAGCGTTGCCTTAGCATTTCTGAGCAAATCGTCACTATGCCGTTGCCGTTCCACGCCGTGTGCAGCACAGCCCCGCCCAGCCATAGCAGTTAATTGAGGATTTCGTAGGTATAGCGGCCTTTTCCGCTGTTGCGCCACTGGCCGATGCCACGCAGAGCACCGTAGTCCAACCACTCACGCACGACCTTCTCGTGAGAATCGTCCAGAAGAACGATTTCAAACTCGCAGGTCGAACCAGCTGGAATCTGCTCGCTGTTGGCAAGACTGACGCGCTCGCCCTGCGCGGTCTGTGCGCGAAGCGGGCGCTGGCACTCGGTAATCTCGCCGTTCACATGAATGGGAATCATGCGGGGCTGAATGAAAATCAGACCATCAATGACCTTCTTGTAGGCTGTCAGCTTGCCGGATTCGTTGACGGCTTTCTTCTTGCCGATTTCGGTCTTGCCACCGATACGCCCCAGCATACCGCAAGAATCCTTGAAGAAGCCCTTGATCTGATAGTCATACAGGATGGGTTCGCCGTTCTCATTGCGAGGGAACACGGTCATGCCCTTGTCTGCTACGGCATCAGCGCCCAGAGCTGCCACCTCATCCTCGATGGTGTTTGCATCAGGGGACTTGCTGGCGATGAACTCTCGCGCGATGTTCTGGTTGCTAGGCCAAGTGCCGAGAACCGCTTCGATGAATGTGATTCTGACTTTGATTTTTTTCATTTTTGTTCACTCTTTCTTTCTCGATGTGTCTTAGTCGGTCTTTCTCCCGGCTGTGCCAGCGGATTTCCAGCTGACCGTAATATTTACCGTTCATAGGTCAACTCCCCTGTTGCGAGCATCTGTGACACTTCGCCGTAATGCTTGCCCAGTTTGTCCGCAAGGGCTTGTACTTCTCCGATGGACGGAAACGTCTTTTCCGGTTTGTGCGCTGCCTTCTTGCGTTTCCTGTCACGCTCTTTGTCAACCTTGCGCTTGCATTCTGAACAGTACTTTTTTGTCGGTCTGACAACGCCAAGATACAGGCCGCAACGCTCACAGTACTTTTCTTCCACGCTGCATCTCCTCTTTCAGTCTGGATTCCCGATTGTGACGTTCAAAGCACTGGTTGATGGATTTCTCCATCCACAGCACCTTGTTGGCATCGTTTCTTGACACGCCAGCAGCCATTGCCAGCTTCAGTCTGCGCTTGTGGCTTTGCGCTTTGCGAAATTCCATCACCAGCACTCACCAGCCTTTTTGGTGATGAACGCAGGCACATCCCTGCCGGTAGTCCGACACAGGCAGACACATTTGGCAACCCAAATATCAAAAGAAGCAGAAGGGATGCAGCACGTTGCATTTCTCTTAAAGCTTTCATTATCCGGTTTACTAAGCCAAACAGAAACTGCCTTGTAGTCATACGCTTCCGTGACTCTGCACCATTCGATGCTATACCCATCCAAACACAGTCGGTTCATAATACGCATTGCCATAAGCTTTGCTTCGATGAGTTCTCCTTCTGTCCACTTCAGCTTGTCCGCTTCATAGACCTTGACCGCCTCGTCAATGGCGTGGTGCGCTTCTTCCGGGTATTCAAGGTCTACTTTCAAGGTGATAATCTGCTCCATGTTCAGTCCTCCCATCCTCCGAAGTCTTGCTGTTCTGCAACAGCCCTGGTCTCGATTCTCGGCGTGATGCCCAGCTTCTTGAGCTGCTCATGGATGAGCTTTTCACCCTCGACCGTCCAAACTGTCGTGTTCGGGATATAAGTCTTGCCGTTGGAGCGCTGAATAGCCTTACCTTTGCGGTTCTTAGTGTAGCCCTTGCCCTGATAGGGTTTGTACAGCACCCACTGACCGTCGCTGTCTTTGTACTGGACTCGCTGGCTGTAAAGCAGCTTGTTCAGCTTTTCAGCAGTCAGACCGTAGTCCTTTGCAATGCTGGTGGCCGTCCGGCAGTTGTCCGCAATGCACACAGCACGAGCGAACTCAGCATCCGGTGTCAGCTCTGCAATCCGCTTGTCTTTCTCCTCCAGTTCCTCATGCGCTGCGATCAGAGCAGTTGCCAGAAGCTGCGACCGAGTAAGCTGCGGTGCATTATAGCTTCCAGTCTTGCGGATTGCAGGAAGCACATCGTTCGTGACCCATCTACGGAACGGAGCCGCTTCCGGTTTGTCGCTTCGGAGGATGACATGGTACAAACCGCTTTCGTTGACGATTACCATTTCCTGTTTGCCGCCAAGGGTGTCAATCAGACTGACACCCTTTTCGTCATCATCTAATCGGTCAGCAGCCATGCGGTTATTGCTAATACCAAGCACAGCGCACACGTCTTTCAGAACGAACCATGCTTCGCCGTCCATATCAACCGTGCGAACTTTGCTGTTCTGATATTCAAAAACTTGAATGTTTGCCATTTTTTCTCTCCCTTCTTACACTCCCGAATCCTGAATATTCAAAATCCGGCAGATACTTTTCTTAATGCCGGGCGTTTCCAGCTTTCCTGTCTTAACCTTGAAAAGGTAAGAACGGTCAAAATATCGTCCGGTGTCCTCCTTGACTTTTTCAATCAACCAGTCATTGGTCTTGTCTTTTTGGATAAGAGCAATCTCGATTTGTTTGCCAAAGTCACACAGAGGCTTTTTTTCAGCCATTATTTCACCTCCGGCTATTGATTTTTACGCATAAGTGTAATATAATGAAGTTGCTAGAAATCATTCATTACGCCTTCGCGGTACGGTCTTAGTATAATACGCTTTCGCGTAAAATGCAAGGCTTTTTTAAGCGTTCGCGTAATTTCAGCAAACCTTACAATGCGAGGACTGGAATTATGGCAAACTTGTACGAAAATATTGAAAAACTCTGCAAGCAGCGTGGAGTAAATGTGACCACAATGTGCAAGGAATCGGGTGCAAGCCGTGGGTCTTTGACCGATTTGAAAAACGGTAGAAAGCAAACCTTGAAATATGAAACGCTCGATAAGATAGCTTCTTATTTTGGAACAAGCGTAGATGCTTTGGTTTCTGGCGAACATAAAGAAAACCCGCCCCAGCAGCCGCAAAGTGAAGTTGACGCGGATATTAAATGGATTGAGCAGAAGCTAGTAGAGATGCCGAAAGAAAAGCGTGAAGCTTTGATGAAGCTTATCAGGACTATGTGAGGTGACGGCGTGGGCAAAAAGAAATTTAGCAAAGAAGAACTGCTGAACGACAAAAGTTCTCACATGGGTGATAGGTTTTCATTTGCCTTCGGTGCGCTTTTCTTGGTTGCTTCATTTATTTTCCTTGTGTATTCTTCAACCGCCTTTTTAATCGTTGCAGCCATTGGGGCTATGATGTTGATAAAAGGTAAACGCGGATACGATATGTTTCTTGAAAGAGAAAAGCTCAAAACAAAAATGTACGAAACACCTGTGTCCGCAAAGATTGTAGGCTCTGGTGAAAGCAAGAAGGCCGGAAGCGCCGCACTCCGTTCCGCTGTTGGCGGTTCAATTGCCGGATTGCCCGGTGCTGTTTACGGTGCAGCATCCGCAAAATCTAAAACAACCGTCACGTTTTATGTGACGTATGAAGATGGGCATCACGGAAGCGAAACTGTAAATTCCGATTCTAGCCGGTTCTTAAAACTGATGAAGGTCTGTGAAGATTGACCCGGTACAAATAAAACCCCTTGCGCCGGGCTTTCGGTAGCCTTATGCGCAAGGGGTTTTGTCATGCGTTAGTTATTATTTCTTTAGCTGCCGGAATCTTTTCAGGGTGTTCCAGCAGCCATGCAATAAATCGGTCAATCTTGGCTCTTTCCTGTTCACTCATTGTGGCATATCCTCCCGATCGGCAAGTGCGGATGTTCATTTGATACGATTATACATCTTTCTGTTGTACAGTCAATATCATTTTAACAACTTCGTAAAAATCGAATGTTTTCTTCACATCCATTACTTCACGTCAGGGAAGCCGCGAGTGTTCAAGTCAAAAGGGACAACGCCTATCCATCTTTCCTCCAATCACAGCTCTACGAGCTGTCCGTCAATGCGTTCGATGTTGTCTGCTGGGTCTCGTCCATCGTCTAATGCGGCTACGGCGCGTTCCAGGATGCCTTTTGCTTCGAGGTAAACATCTTTATCAGCTTCGTACCCAGAAAGGCTTAGGACAAGCTCTAACGTCCGTTTGCGAGCGTATGGAATAATCAGAGCATCTACGGTTCGTTTCATTCGCTTTCCTCCCACGGTTCAGGTGTGTGCGGCTGCCCATCGGGAACGCTTGCAGGCATTCCGTCGATGATCGGCATACGTTCATGGTTCCAGATTACAGTTTCTTTCATTTTTGTTCCACTCCTCTTTGGAATTTTTTGACAATACAGTTATAACATAGGCTGCTGTTGGTTCTCCATAGCAGCTTTTTCCATTTTTTGGCTTGTCGAACCCGGCAGGTTTGCCGGATTTTGTTGAAAGGGTGAGAATTTATGGATGAATATTTAGTAAGAACAGCCAAAGCATTAGAGATAGCTCGAATGCGTTCCGGTTTGAGCCAGCAGAAATTGGCGGCACGGATGGGCGTAAATCGTGGCACGGTCGCCAATTGGGAGCAAGGTCTGGCAGCCATTTCCCTTCCGATGGCTATGCGCTGGTTCACCTGTTGCGGCGTATCGGTGGCTCGATACATGGACGCTTGCATTCACCCAGGGCTGCTGGAGCATCTGGAAGATGGCCTTTCCGATTTGGAGAAACGGAAGGTTCTCATAGATGCTATGATGGAGTGTTCCTCCTACGAAATAGATGCCCTGTTATACATTCGGTACGGAGATCACGGTTCAGACCACATCGGCGTACTGACGGAGATTCTGGCAAACCTCCACACGCCCTTGAAAGACAGGGTCGCTGTCTGCCGGATGGTGTCTGGTAGCTATGAGATGGCGCAGGCCACTAAAACAGACTCAGACCCGAACGGAACCGCCCCAAAGATGGAGATTCTATATCAGGCGCAGGATGCTGGAACGGAAGCTGCTATGAAGTCTAACGATTCCTATACCGTGAATCCCAATAATATAAGCGGCTGATTGTCGAACTATCGCATTTTTTGATGAACATTTTGTCCACGTTCATCCACTTTTTGTACACCTATCGGGCAAATTCACCTTGTCAATCCGTCCCCCATAGGCTGCAAATCGACAACATTCGCGCGTAATAAATAACGAATTATCGTCAATCTATTGCTTGTGATTGGTTGGCTCGTCAATCCGTCCCCCATAGCATCGAATTAAAAGTTTTTCATCCACTTTTTGTACACGTTAGGTAAACCTAACCGTTAAGCGTTTCAACCTTTCGGATGTTGAACATCTGTTTATTTAGCGATATTTGCTTTGTGTTTTCCACTTTTTAAGAAAGAAAGAAAAGATTTTGTGGAAAATTTTCTTCTTCTGCTATTAGTAGAAGTTATTTTATAATCTTGTTAATAGTCTTGTTTTATATAATGTAAAGAGGTGTACAAAAAATGGAGATAGGTGTACAGATTGTGGAAATAGGTGTATGAAATGTGGACAGTTAGGTGTACAAAAAGTGGAAACAGGTGTACGCTTACTATTGATTTGTGCACCTGTTTGTGGTATACTCTTATACGAGAGGAGGCGTGATAAGAGTGTCCGATATTAAAGGCGGGAACTTGGTTGAAAAGAGCCGACAGCTTGTTTGGGCAAAGTTCACTGATTATACAGCAGGAGAACTACGGTTACTTGAAGTGTATCTTAGCCGTATCAATCCGAGAGACCCCGAAACTTCAACAGTTCAGTTTACGTTACAAGAATATTGCGAATTTTTGGGGTTAAAAATCAATTCTAGGAATTTGAAAGCACAGGTTAAGCATTTCATCGACAACTCCGTTGAAGTTCCTAGAGGTGACGGTTCAGGCTCGTTTGACTTGTATCCCTTGTTCAGTAGAGCAACTGTAAACTTTGAACCTAGTTTAATGAATATTACTGTGTCATTGTGTTGCAATCCGCTTCTGCAACCTGTTTTCTTTGACATTGCGGAGCGTGGATATGTCAAGTATCGCTTGCGCTACACAGCGAATATGAAATCGCAGTATAGCATTTTGCTGTATTCAATTCTTCGAGAGTTCATCGGACGTGGCGTGAGCCAACCCGAAATTACGTTGGATAGATTAAGGGAACAGCTTGGTGCAAGAGAACCTAGCTATCAAGAGTTCAAGCATCTTAGGCGGCGTGTCATTGATATTGCGGTAGCTGAAATAAACGAAGTATCAGACCTGTGCGTTGAATATGACAAGGTCATGAGAGGTCGCAATGCAGTTGCTGTGAAGTTCAATGTAGCTTTCAAGTCTAATGAGCCAGTCATAGACGTGGAAGCTAACGAGGTTGAAAGCGTAGAGTTAAAAGATGTTCCAAAGAGCCAACGACCTGCCAGAAAGCCCCGCAGCGGCGCATACGAGGATGTGGATTGGGCATCTATTGCGCCGGAGATGTCTAAAAGCCAGTGTATCTTGACCGCAAAGCTGGTGGCAAAGAGATTGCCGGAGAAGTATCCGAACATCAAGCCTAACAAGAAAAAAGAAGCTGTTGTGAACATCATTGAGAATGCATACAGGATTCTTGTCAGCGAGCGACTTGATAGGATTGAAAAAGACCCCGGCGCTTATATGTACTCAATTTTGAAAGAAGCAGACCTTGACGATTATGCTACGTTTGATGATAGCTTCTTGAAGTAGTCAGATGTAGCACATTGAGCAGATGATGCAGAAAGGAGAAAGAGTATGGTTCCAATGTTTCCGAAAGGCTATGACAAGGACAAGTGGTACATGACTAAAGATGTTATGCCGGATAAAAGCCTAGAAGGATGGACGCGTGGGCTTTTACTTCGCATCGAAGATGAGAAAACAGGAGAAAAAAGTTCCACAATCGGCAAGTACGATACAATCAACGGCAAATGGTTTGATTCCGATAGTAATGAAATCAAAGGGACTGTAATTGCATGGCACGTCACGCCTGTGTTGTGGGTTGGAGACGAGATAAAAGCAGCATATCCGTTCTACTAAAAAGAAAGAGTGATAAAATGGCAAAAGTTCAAAGTTCCGTTTTGTACAGAGAAATAGCGAAATTGCGAGACAACTTTGACTGTAACAGAGTTGAGTTTTTCGCCGTTGGGGACGGAATTGATACGCCGATTCATGTAATGGTAGGCTCTCGTGGACATGGCACTGTAGAACCAGACGAAGCGATTGAGGAAGGAAAGGCGCTAATTGAAGCTGGTAAGGCTACAAAAAAATTTAAGTATAACGGTTATTTTGTAATATGGGGAGAATAAAAATGGCAAAAATCATAGCTGTCGCCAACCAGAAAGGCGGCACAGGAAAGACTACCACAAGCACCTGTCTAGCAGGTGCGTTGCAGTTGCTTGGCAAGAAAGTTCTGCTGGTGGACTGCGATGCCCAGTGCAACGCAACGGACACCTACGGCGCACAGACAGAGGACGTATGCACCCTGTTTGATGTGATGACACGGCAGGGAACGGTCGAAGAAGGGATCCAGCACTGTGAAGCTGGTGACATTCTGCCGTCTGATAGCGCGTTGAAGGACATTGACGAGCAGCTTGTCCGGGACATGGGCAAGAACTTCCGTCTGCGAGAAGCCCTTGAGAGCGTGTCCGGGCAGTACGATTACATTGTGCTGGACACTCCCCCGCAGCTTGGTCTTGCGCTTGTGAACGCGCTGATCGCCGCCAACAGTATCATCGTTCCAATCACAGCAGACCGATATGCACTTGCCGGATTAAGCCAGCTTTCGCAGACCATCGGCGATGTTCGCAGATACTTCAACCCAACTTTGAAGATTGAAGGTTTGCTTCTGAACCAGTACAAGAGCCGTGAGAACCTGTCCAAAGAGGTTGTGGAGCAGCTTCCTGTGATTGCACAGAGCATGGGGACAACGCTGTTGGACGTGAAGATTAGACCGTCTATGGGCGTTCGTAAAGCGCAGGCAGAGCGGCACAGCCTGTTCAGCGGCGACACGGCAAAGAGTACCAGCGCAGAGGATTTCAAGGCGTTGGCAGAGATTATTGTAAAAGGAGAAGAAAAATGAGCGGTGGACATTGGGATTATCAAAATGACAGCCTTGCAAATGCTATTTATCAGCACTGCTACCCAGATTATAACCTTGCAGATGAACGTGTAAAAGAGCTTTCGATTATTGCACGAAAAGAAAATCCGCTTGGAGACAAAGATTTAAGTATGCTTCTGTACGATTTGCTTTGTGTTTTGCATAGCTGTGATTGGTACAGAAGTGGCGACACTGATAAAGAGCAGTATAAGAAGGATGTACAGTATTTCAAGGAAAAATGGTTATGGAGCAAGGAATGGATTAAAGTGAGCGACCACTACCCCGAAATGGTGGATATAAACGGAGAACTTGAAAGCAATCCTGTCCTCGTTGCATCGCCGTTGACAGGAACAGATATTGCACAGTGTTACTTCTATCCAGAAGACGGTGGAAAACCTATTTGGAAAACAGATTGGTGTAATAATCTTGGAGCGACGCATTGGATGCCGTTACCAGAAGCTCCGTCCTTTGAAGATTCGGATTATGAGGAGGCTGACACAGAATGAAATCAACCAGCAAAAAATCAACAGGTTTGCTTGGCGGGTTTGATTTTCAGCCTATTTTTTTGGAACAGCCATTAAGCCGAAGTGAGCCAAAGGAAGAAGAAGTAAGCCAAGCAAAGCCGAACGAAGCCGAACAAGCACCGATTAAGCCCAGTGAAGCCGCAGACAGCCATGTACAGCCTAATGAAGCACAGTTAAGCAGTATTAAGCCGAAGCAAGCCAAAGACAGCGAAACACAGCCAAACAATGCCGTAGTAAGCGAAAGTAAGCCAAAGAAGCTGAAACAGGCAAAGGAAGTTCAACGTCTTATCGAACAGGGCGATGTTCCAAGTGCGTTAGCCGAAGCTGGCTTGACAAAGAAAAAAATCCCGATGCCGGAATCGCATCAGGGCGTTGCAAGCGGTGATGGCAAGCGTTCAAAGCGTATTACCATTCTTATGAGCGAGGAAGAACGCAAGTACATCAACCGTGAAGCCAGACGGCACGGAATGACGATTGGGCAGTTCGTGTACGCTCTGGCAGTTGCAGCGGCAGAGGGGAAGATTGAGTTGGAGGATTTCTTGGAGGATTAACGAATGGGCGTAACAATCAAATGCAAAAAGACTGGGCGTGAAATAGATGTGGGCTATTTCGGTTTTTTCAAGTTGAGAACGAAAGTTGCAGAACTTGTTAGTTCGGAAGTCGGAGAACACTATAAAAAGCTTGATGACATTTTCGACATACCATCTCCCGAAAAAGAACACGCTCTTGAATCGTACAATGACGAAACAGAGCGATTGGTTGAAAGCAAGGAACTTCCAATCAAAATTGCAGATTTCCTTTATCAATCGGACTGTGACGGAAAAATCAGATACGGTGCCTGCAAGCAAATCTTGAAAGTTATAGGTGATTATGACGATAGCATTATTTACGGATATGCGGGCAGAGAAAATCCTGCAAAGTTCAAGGACTTCAAAGAAATTCTTCAAGATTGCGTAGACAATAAGTGCTTTATGATTTGGAGATAACAATAAACCCCTGTGTAGTCACAATGACCGCACAGGGGAGAAAGGAAGAACATGAACGATAAAGCTTCACTCGAAAGCTTGACTTGCAGAGAAAAAGAAAAATTTGCGGTTGGCTTTAGATGTCAACATTGCGGAACGGTTGCTTGGGTAAAAGGTAAAGACATGAAGATAGAAGAAAAATTCATGGACAGAAAATTCATGGATGGAAGCTATGTTTGGATTTGCCCGATGTGCAAGTTTGGAATGGAAAGCATCACATTTGCGCCAGTCGAAAATATTTTTGATGAATAACAAAACGAACCCCCTGTGCAACCAATCAAGGCTACACAGGGGTTCGTTTTACTTATCAGCAATGCAATCCCAGTAGAGATATGCCTTGCCATCTGCGGCATCTGCGTCCTCAAGGAACGCCTTTGCCATGTCAGCGTAGAAGCCCGGAGTGTCAACGGACTGACGCTTTGCGACCTGACAATAATCCGAGTACATCATGTTCATAACAGCCCAGAAATCGTTTGGGTCACAGTTTATATTACGCTGTTTGGCAACGTCCTGTGTCTGTTCCAACGTCCAGTGACAGCCCTTTGTGCCGTCAGCGTTCACCATGCTATCGCACCATTCCTCCGCTTCATCGTGGGTGAGGTGCTGGCGTGGCATCTTGATGGAGCGGCTGTCAGCACCGCCACGTTCGTACTGCCCAGACTGCTTGTCCCAGTCGCCGTTCTGCGAGAAGCCGATTTGCGGCATCTTGCGCCCATACTCTACGTCAGGGTAGCGGGGGATAGGGTAGGGGTCGATGTAGCGATTCTCCTCCTGCGGATAATATGGATAGCGGTCGTTGCCACCTTCCAGCTTACGCAGACGTCGTTCAAGTTCGCGTTCCCTGCGGTCACGCTCTTCCTCAAGGCGGTCACGTTCCGGCTCACGGTCTTTGTCGTGTTCACGGAGCATCATCATGCGGCGAAAATTAGTCTTGCCCATAATCTATACCTCCTCAAGAAATGGACGCGGGCGCACCAGCGTGGGAGCGGCAGAAGCAGCCAAGATACTTGAACGTGCCTGTGCCGGTCGCAGACGTTGCCACACGGGTAGCGTAGCGGGTGCGAGTGTGGATGCTCTCAGCGGTTGCCTGAGCGCAGTTGCAGTCTGTCAGAGGGTATGCGGTCGTGCCTGCGCCAATGGTAATGACAACAGGGGCGTTGATGGTGGTCGTGTCCGGGATGCTCTGGGCAACCACGATGCAATACTTCTCTCCGTTCTGGTATGAGCCAGCAGGGATGTTGATAGTCAGCGTATCGTTGGCGAACGTGACTGCCTGACTGATGACCAAGTGCGGGCAGAGTTTGCAGCTTGTTTTGCAAGCCATAATGTTTTCCTCCTAAAAAATCAGGGGCAGAGGTGTCTTACCCCTGCCCCGATGGTTCACCCGGTTTTATCGGGGAGTGCGTTGGTTAGCAGCAGCCGCAGCAGTTCACGCCCACGTTGGGGTTTGCCACCTGATAAGCGGGAATCGGACGAGGATTGACCCGGTTCAGGATGGTGTCAGTCTGCTGAGACATCACGGTGGTCAGAAGCGCATTCTGACGGTCCTGAGAAGCCGCGAACTTGAGGCTCTGGTTCTCAGCAGTCAGAGTGGCAATCTTATCCTGCGTGAAGTAGTCCATCATGCTGCGGAAGTTGGCGTTGCAGTTGTCCACGATGGCGCGGGCGTTGTCTGCGATAGCCTGACGGGTAGCGCAGTCCTCCGTTGCGATGGTGTATTTCAGGTCGCCGATCAGCTGCTTGTTCTCGCAGCAGCAAGATGCCAGCTGCGTAGCAAGTGCGGTCTGACCGGCCTGCCGGGCGTTGCCCTCCTGCATGATGGCAAGGCTGATGGCGTTGTCACCGTTGGACACGCTGCGTTCCAGGCCGTTTATGAGCTGTGCGTTCTGGTAGCCAAGCTGACAGATTGCGCTGTTCACGCCAGCAAAGCCGTTCGCAATGTTGGCGTTGATTCCGTTGATCTGTGCCAGCTGGTCATAGCCCAGAGAGCAGATACCGCTCTGGATGCCCGCCAGAGAGCGGGAGGTGTCTTGCTGGTAGAAGCCCTCAGACAGAGCCGCACGGGTGTCGTTACCACCCTGACCAGTTGCGCCAGTGCCGACCAGATAGGGGATGTAGCTGTTCATGCCGTTGTCACCGCCGTTCCGGCCATAGCCGTTTGTGCCCCAGCCGAAGATGATGGCGAGGATGATAACCGCCCACAGACCTTCGTTGCCGAAGAATCCACCGTTGTTATTGCCACCATCCTGCCCAGCCAGATAGCCAGTTGCAAAATCGTCCATAACAAAACTCCTTTCAGTTTTGCGTTATGCTATCCCGCTACCGTGTGCAGCGGGCAAAGCCAAATCAAAGCGGTTTTTGTCAAGTCCGCAAAACTGAGAAGCGTTTCGCTTAGAGGGATGCGTTATCGGGGCAGCGTCAGATTCAGGACGCTTGCCAGCTGGTTCAGGTCGATGCCACGCTCTTTGGCGAGGTTCTGCGCCATCGTCCTGAGTTGCGCTTCGTTCTTACCCTGAATCAGGTTCAAACCCTGCATGATAGGAGCATTCTGCCCGCTTAACTGCTGGATAAGCCCCATCGGGTTTTGCCCGGCGCGAGCCAGATTTGCAAGCTGCATGATGGGGCTATGAGTAATCATATCAAACGGAGAGGACATCGCTTATTCTCCTTTCTTCGCTGCGGCAGCTGGCTTAGAAAAGCTCTTCTGCCACTTTTCCAGCTCATCCAGACGGTGGACGAGGGTGTTGTACTGCTCAATAGGCACATACTGCTGTGTCGGTGCAGCGGTCTGCTGTGCCTGTTGCGCCTGCATCTGGCGCCATGCTTCCGGGCTGTAAAACTCCTGCACATAGGATTCACAGGTGTCTGGGTTGAGACGCTTGCAGTAGATCACGCCACTGCGCAAGTCTGGGCAGTAGGTCGGTCTGCCGTACAGGTCAGACGGTATTGCCAGAAATTCCTCCCTGCTGGAAACAGGTCTGCCGAGCAGCCAACCGCCATCTTGTACCGATTGCTGAACAGGCTGCTGCCCATTCATCGGCTGCGGACGCTGCGGTTGTGCCTGTTGCATCTGCGCGTTCGGTAGGGGAGTGGCAAGCCCAACTGTTCCCATGCCGCCGTAAGGATTGACAGGCTGCTGCGGAACGTAAGGCGCTCCGGGTGTCGGGTAATAGCTCATAATACATCCCTCCTATTGCATCCAGTGTACCGCATCGGAAAAAAACGAAAGACAACGAACGTCAAACGAAGGACAAAAAAAGAAAAGCGCCCACACGGAAAAATCCGCATGAGCGCTTAACTGATAAGGGCACACACTTTGGAGTGCAATGCTAAGATATCACATCATCCAATATATGGCAATGCTTTCGGCAAAACTAGTGCAAATAAAACAAAATCCCCCACTTTGACTACAACGTACCCCGCGTGGAACGCAGGGCTTCGGCAAAACAGGGGATTTTTTGCTTATCAGCTTATGTGCGTAGGAGTATACAGCGGAATAAATCGCTTCCAGCTGTGGCAGTGTCTAGGCCAATACCGAATAAGATACCAATCTCCAAACAGATGAAAAGTGGTGTAGTATTTTGCAATTCTTGCCACTCGTTCTTCTTTTGTATTGCACATAAGCATCACCATATAAAATCGTCTCCCGCATGGTACGCACTGCAAGTAGGCGGGCGGGAGACTGATCGGCGCCTATCTGGCAACCGCTTTTTTCATTCCCAGATAAAGCACTGGGCTAGCTGGCAAATATCCACCCTAATGCGCTTCTTCGAGAGGCCGGGTGGATTTGTTGAGATTATTATACCACAAATCGTGAAAAAAGAAAAGCGGCAGACCCGAAAGCCTGCCGCTTCAATGCGATTTCGTAAAAAATCGCACCCAATTAAGATTATGATATCACACATCCAGCATTTTATCAATAATTTTCAGCCTATTGCCGATTGATGTCCGACAATACGGAACACGCGCTGCAATATCAACTTGGCATAGCTGGTCAACGTACCGCAACCGGGCGATTTTCCGGTCATACCTCCCAAGCGGCGCGCGTTTTATCACAGCTTTTATCTGTTCTGCATTAAGCCCTTGCAACGCTGGCGGAAAGACTATGCGAGCCGCCGCCACAGGTAGCACCGAGCCAGAAAGGCTGCGGCAGCTGTCCGGCGTTGCGCACCATATTGCCAATGCTGGCAAAATGGTGACGTTTTGTCACCGTTTCGCCGTCAAGGCGGACTTCATTCGTGAAAACCGCCCATTTTAACGCATGTTGCAGATATGTAGTGCTTGCCATGATATCCTCCTTACAGTGTGATTTCCTCAGCGTCTGCCTTGTCTTCCGCATCCAGCGCATCGTAGTACGCTTGTGCAAGGGCTTCCACCTCTGCGATGTCATCTGCGGTCAGCAGTCCGTTGTCGTAGTGCATGTATGTTTTATCCAGCCAGAACGCAACGTCGCGTCCGGCGGCGATCTCCCGCTTAATGGAGCGTAACGTCAGGTCGTGCCTGGCTTTGGATTTGATTGCCATATGTATGTACCTCCTTTAGGTCATGGACGCTACTGCGTCCTCAAGGTCAGTGATCCGCTTAATCGGGTCTGCGCGTCCCGTCACAGTCACGCTGTCTGCGTCGGTTATGACCGTGTTCACGCCGCTCAGAGCTGGAATAGGCTGTGCGCCTATCGCAGTGAAGGGCACAGGCTCTGCCAGCTTGTAACAGACTTGCACAGGTGTTCCTGCGGCGTACTGGGCGGCGAGATAGGATTTAAGCTCATCTATGGTTCCGGGGAAAGTAATAGCTAGCGTTTCTCTATCGCTCTGAAAAGACACTGTATTATTCCTGTCTCCGCTTTGAGCATGAGAATACGCTTCGCTTTTGAAATGAGTGCATTTCCAGTTTTTAGCATATTCACTATTTTCGATGGTGGTCCGTGTTATATTTTTTATATTAACGCAGTAAAAAGTTCTATATTGGTTCGTTGATGCGTACCAACTATATGTATTGATAAGTGCAATTTCGTTCCATGCTTTCTCACAGCTCCCGCTCACTGCGTCCACCGTGCCGCCGTAGATGGTTTCAGGCAGGGTCAGGGTGGCGGTTTGGCCGATGTAAGGTGTGTAGGCGGTGGGGGCAGTGGTGCCAGGAACAATATACGGATATACGGTTTTATCAAGCGTTGTGCCGCTATTCACACTCAAGCACCAAAACTTAATTACGTCCCCAGCCAAAATCACAAAAGTGCCTTTGACGCTTAACCAAACGTTCTTCCCATTTCTTTGCACCACAATGCTAGAGCCAATTCCTTTGCCCGAATCTAGCCCGTAGTATTTTCCGGGCGGCAGATACCAAACCGAAAACATTGGGCTAACCGCATTAGCCAGTGCGGTGCCGGAAATATGAATACCGCCGTTGACTACATACTCATAAGAGATGCCTTGCATTGTCTGTTTGGTGAACGGAGCGATATTCAGCAGGTTCTCCCCGCACCTTGTCACTGCGACGCTGTCACGTCCCTTGATGGGACGAATGTTTTCGGGGCTAGGTTCGCCGCTACCATCCTGCGCGGGTTCCCAGCTCGCCTTGCAGCCCAGCGGATAACCTGACACAGGGTAGCAAGCAACGGGGTTCCCGGTTTCTTCCAGCGGTGGACAGAGCATATCCACGATGTGCTTGCTGCTCCATGCGTCGGAGCCCACGGTGGTATCATTGATTTGTGTGCCATCTTTGCCGTCTGCACCTGCCGGGCCGGGGTCACCTTTAGGCCCCTGTGGCCCCTGCTCACCACGAGGGCCTGTCTCGCCCTGTGGGCCAGTGGCACCCGTAGCGCCTGTGGGGCCTTGAGGGCCCTGTGCGCCCTGCGGGCCGACCGGGCCGATGGGTCCAGTGTCGCCCTTGTCGCCCTTAAAGTCACCGCTTGCGATGCCGTTCTTGAGCTCCTGCAGGCTGCCAGCGGCTTCCTGAGCACTCTGGTCTGCATTGGCAGCGCTTGTGGCAGCAGCACCGGCAGATGCTCCGGCCTGCTGTGCTGCCGTCTGTGCATCGACCTTAGCCTGCTCTGCGGCGGTGGCATCGGTGTGCACGGCATCCACCAACTGCTGCCATGCAGGGGTGCCCGGCTCCGGCTCTGTGCCATCCTCCGTGCCTGAGTTGGCACTGACACGATACCGCAGGTCTGCGCTGGTGACGGTCTTTGTGCCGTCGCTGCCCTCAAAGGTCACACAGCCGGAGCCGGTTTTGGCGGTCACGCTGGCGGGCACGGCCACATAGCCGTCCACCACCAGCGATGATGCCGGGTCTTTGCCGTCCGGGACGTGCCAGAAGCAGCGAATAGCCAGCCCTTCCCACTCGCCAGTGGCGGTGACAGCAAGGCGGTACACGCCCCGGTTCTTGGTGTAGCCAAAGCGCACCAGCTGCTCATAGCCCGGCACTTTGACGACGCCATTGGATGCGAGAGATACGCTTTGCTCGATCATAAATTACCCCTTGTTGATGGTAGGCTTCTTTTCTGCCAGTGCCTTTTTCATCATGCTGACGGCCTTTTCGATCACACTGTCCAGCACTTCATCGGTGATGAAAGGCTTCATCCAGTCCGGCAGTGCGCCGCGCAGCGCGGCAAAGACCTGTGCCTTTTTCTTGGCACCCTGACCGCTGCCCATGATGCTGTCCTCAGCGATGGTCACGAGCTCCAGCGCCCACTTCTTGACGTACTGCTTGTAGCCCAGCCGGATGGCACCTACGGCCAGAGAGATAAAGCCCAGGGCCATCAGCACCAGTGCGATGGGTGCGGGGATAAAGTTAAAGATTGCTTCCATGATTCGTTACTCCTTTCAGTAGGTAGTTGTTGATATCGGATTTGCTTTTTTGCATACCTTCGCGGTTGTTGCCGGACAGTTGCGCATCCAAAAGATTCTGTACGCCAACAAGCACGAGACGCATTTCTTCATCGATGCCGTCAAATCGCGTCATGTCGCGTCTAAGGGCCGCGGCGTGCTGCGTGGAAACGGTTTCTACCGCAGCCAGTCGCTTTTCAATGGTGTCAATGCGCTTATTCTGCGCGTTGTCCGGCTCCTGTGCCTTTTTGACGTACTTGTGTATAATTTCCAGCACCTTGTCGATGGTGATGGTCGCAGCGCACAGGCTGCCCAGGACGCCAAGCACCCACAGTAAAGCTTCTTTTTCGGTCATTTACCCTCCCGGAGACGGGTCAGACCCTTCTTGCTGATGATACGGGGGTAGTTGAGGGTAGTGACGTTGAGATCTACGTTGCCGGAGATACCAGGCACGCTGCCCTTACTGGTGTGCTGGTGAGCGTTGTAGGCAAAGGTTACGGCAGGCGTCTTGCCGGTGTAGTCGGCCAGCCAAACGTCGTAGGGGCTGAGAGCAGCGCCGCCCATATACAGGCGCGTCTTAGCAAAGCTGGTGTATGTATAGAGCTGGGCATAAAAGCCCATGTCCTCCACCTTTTTCAGGGCGTAGGCTGTCAGGTCGGTCAGCGCCTGCTTGCCAAGAACCCTGAATTTGTTGTCCTCCACGTCCACTGCCACAGGCATTTCCAGTGTCTTGCCACGCAGGGCGTCAGCCAGCAGGGAAAGTTCTGCATCGGCCATCGCCTCGCTGGTGGCGTAGGTGTAGTAATACACGCCCACCGCCAGACCTGCCGCCTTTGCGTTGCGATAGTTCGCTTCAAAGGTCGGGTCGATGTACAGGCCGTCTGCTCGCTTGGAGAGCCTGCGGTTTGTGCTGACGGTCTTGAGCATGACACCCTGATAGCCAGCGGCCTTGACATTCTTCCAGCCCTCCGGTGTAATGTTGCCCTGATACCGGCTTACGTCGATGTAGCGGTATGGCGGGTCTCCCGTCCACTCGGTCACAGATGCCATCGTGTCCTCCTGTTCTGCCTGTTCTTCCGCCAAAGCGGCAAAGAACCGGCTCAAAAAGTTAAAAAGTGCGGTCAAAAATGTGTTGTTTATTGCGATCAACCTCCAGGGCCCAAGAGTAGGCATTAAGTGCCATGGGCGGTTTCCTGCTGGGCCAGCAGCTCGGTCAGCTCTTTGTACTCGGCCTCGGTGATGCGGCCGAGTGCGTAAAAAACATCAATTTTTTCCGCAAGGCCAGCGGTCTGGCCGCGCTCGATCAGGCGTTTACAGATACGATACAACATAGTTTTTACCTCCTTATGTGGTGGTGTCAGTGGTGGTGTCGTCGGTCATCCCCAGTTCCAGCAGGGCGACGCGGTATTCATGATCTACCGCCAGGGCATCCGTGTCCGCCTGCGCGGCCTGGGTCTCGGTCAGCAGTTCGGCAAGGGTGGGGTAGTGGTAGCCGGTGAGCCAGATCTCTACGGTGTAGCCGCCGGTCGACATTTCTGTTGCAAAGTGCAGGGTCCCGTTTGTCTGGAAAGTCGTGTTGGATGCGAAAATTCCAGTGCCGTTTCCGTAGTTATGATTGGCGGTGCTGCCTTTTGCAATGTCTACTTCCTCGCCGTACCTGCCGGTAGGGCTGTTATATTTCGTCTTGACGTGCACGTAGTCCAGGCCGTCTGGCATTTTGATATCGTAGGTCTTCCACTTTTTTCCGGTTTCTTCGTAGTGGTTCCACACCAGCCGGGGCTCCGACTTTACCGCCACGGCGGCAGCGATCTTGTCATTGAGCGTTTTGGCGCTGAGGGTGCCGTCCGGGGCGATGTCCAGATAGTCGCCCACCTTCACGCCGCCCAGCTGGTCCGCCGTAGCGGGGCGAAGGGGCATGTACTGCTCAAGCAGCTTTCTGATCTGGTCCTGCGTCAGGTAGTCTGACAGGTCCACCTCTTTGCGGGTATCGACCCACGCGCCGGTGTCACCGTCCCACGTCCAAATAGTGTCTGTGGTACCAACGACCGCCCACCAGCCATTTTCGCCTATGGGAACAGCGGCTTTCAGAGCTTCCGGCGTGGCGTACCACCCCTGTGCACCGATGGTGATGGTGCGGACCTGCTCAAAGTATTCTTTTGTGCCCTGCAAATAAGTAGCAGACTGAGATTCCGAACGCTTTGAATTGGTTTCGCTTGTCTTGGCAGCAGCCGCAGACAAAGCTGAATTTTCAGAGTCCGCTTTTACAATTGCAGAAACATCTTTTGCGGCATTTTTTGCAGCCTGTTCTGCTTTTGCACGTTCTTCCGCAGCGGAATTTGCCGCAGAAACGGCTTCCTCTTTTGCGTTGATGGCACCTGCAACTGTACTCAGCTCATTTAAAGTGGATGCGTTGATTGGTGTACCATCCTTTATGGGTTCGTCGTTTCGGACAAGCGTTACAACTTCAGACGACCCATCCTCACGGACTAACGTCCACCTGCCAGGATATTTTGATATGCGGTCTTCAAAAACCATATTGGTCCTCCCCAGCCATGTATTCGCCAGAAAAAGTAACGTAAGTTTTGGCGATTGATTCTATGTCTGACAAAATGCTTTCAAGTTGGTTCATTGTCTCGAATCCGAGCCTATCCATAGACGTAGGTGTCGGCGCAGTTTTGGCGTCTCCTGAGTTTTTAGAACGAATAGATTCGATATTCGACAGCCACCTAGTAGCATCTGACGTGGTAAGATACCCGTTTATGTTCCAGTCCGTCTTGACATCTACGTCCGCACCAAGAAGTGAAGCAAGCTCTGATATGCCGGTTTCTATTCTCGAAAAATCTCTGTAGTCAAGAGCCCCTTTCATACCGGAAAGCCACTCTGCTTTTTCCTCATCCGTCCAGGTCCCGTTCACGGCTTTGCCGTAAATGAACTTTAGGCGGTCAACATCGTCTTGGCTTCTGTCTGTAATCCAAATCGCCATAGTCCCTCCTTAAAGCAAAATCTTTTTGCCGTTGCCGACTTTAGTCGTGGACGGAAGCGTGAAAGCAGGGCTGAACTTGTTAGAGCTCCAAGCATTGTACTGCTCTGTGAGGAAAAAAATCCTACCTGCACTAGACGTTCCAAGACTGTAAGTCCCAACGAGTTGGCCCACGATATGGTTTCCATCAAAATCTCGCCATGCAGGGGAACGTGACCATCTGCGGATAAGACGATTGGCGGAATCATCATAAGACTGAACAAAAACATTTCGGGTTTGCTTTGGTAGTACAGAACCTTCTTTTTTGAAAAATGGGTTACTGCCATTTACATAAACATCTGCGTTTTTGTCTTCCGGGTCAAACATCTCATAAATAGACGGGAGAAAAACACTGCGAGAAAGCGTTCTGATTTCCGTAGTGCTACCGCCTACCGTGTAATAGAAAGAGGTAAACCCCATTGCGGACTTGACGGCATCGTTGAATTTGTTTTTGTAATCGCCATTCAACAATTTGTCGATGGAACTTCCAGCGTATGTATTGACGTGCGTCTGGTTCCACACTGTTTCAGCAAGAGGTTCTTTCCTGATAAGAAGTGTTCTACCGGGACCATTTAAGCCAGGCTCATACCCATTTTTTGCGACAACAAACTCTACATCCGCACCACTTTCTTGAATGTAAACAGACGATCCTTCCGGCATATCCGACAAAGACGGAGCCTGACTGATAACGGTACACTTTGCAGATACGGAAGATACGAAGGCTGTGACTACGGCATCTCCACTGGAAACAAAAGAAATGTCGCAAGCAGAAACGCCGCCTTTGTTGGAAGCGACCGAAATGGAAACAACGCCGGGAGGAGATGCTTCCCATCCGATTGCCGGGGAATCCTCTGAGGAAGGGACAAGCGTTGCGGTTAAACGAACGGTCTCTCCAGGAGCCACAAAAACGGAGCCCTTGTCAAGTCTAAGGGCACTTACGCTTTCCACCATATATCCTTCCATCGTCCCTTTAAAACAGCCATTAAAGGTATACTTGGCATCCGTAACGAGAACGTTCGATGCATATCCAAACTGATGGTTTGCTCTAACAAAAGACAACGCATCAATATGAGGGCTTGCACGAAATTCCAAGTTTACCTTTCTTCTGTTAGAAAGAAGTGCGTATGTTTCGGTCAACGCATTTTTTGCGCTAGAAAATACAGATTTCGATACAAGCGGATTATTGATGCTTTGGGTCGCTCCGTTCCCACTAGCTCCGGCTGGATAAAAAACGGATTCGCCGCCAACCTTGCACGATACGTTTTTTATTTTTGTCGAAAACGTTATTTCTGGGTATTTAAAGATATTCAAGAGCGATATTTCCTCAATACCAGACCTCGTGACTGGAACAAGAGGGACACGTTCAATGTGAATGACCCCATCTCTGGATTGGTAAAGAGCCATCCCGGCTGCGTTTGCAGCAAGCTGAAGAACGTCTACGTTTTTATAAGAGGAAGCATCGGAGGAAATGTCGGAAGAATAGTTCTTTAATTCTTCCGAAATTTCATAAGATATCCCGGAAACATCCAGAAGTTCCAATGCATCAAAGCACATCTGATAAAGCGTTCCGCTCGTGTGCCCGGTATAGATGGAATCTTGGAGGAAAGACAAAGCGTCCCTGGCATCAAACGACGCCGTTATGCCATTTGCTGGAATTGTCCACCCAGAAAGAAAGAACTTTCCTCCGTCAATCCATTCGACCGCATCTCCAATGTCCATGCCGTACTGAACTGAAATTTCCTGACGTTCATAAAGATACCGATAAAGTCCACCTGGATTTACCGGGTTCCAGCGTTGTTCGGAGTTGTCAACGGAAAACGAAACGGAATCTTTGGAAAGCTGCCCAGAAATCGGGTCTCGTTTTGATTCGTGCGTATAAGAAAGCAAATCCGCTTTGTTAAATTGGACACGCAGACCAAATTCAACTTGCTCCACTCTTGCTCTGCGGCCCTGGATGCACCACTCTAAAATTTCCAGACTGATTGAATCATATCCGGAAATCTCAAAATCTACAGAGGATTCAACAGACTGGTTGTCGTCAACTTGTTTTGTTGCAACAAGCTCGCTGCCGTTATAGACTGTCAATTTAAAAGATTTTGCATATTCATTTAAAGCGGACGACCACACGATTGTAATTCCGGGGATTCTTTCAGTGTGTGTTTTACTGAAAGAGAAAGTGATAATCGGATGGTTTGTGTCAGAAACACAATCCATACTTAAATACCCAGCGTTTTCGTAGGGCTCTGAACCTGGGACCAAAAGTTTGCTCCCGTCAAGGACCCACAAATTAGGTTCTCCGGTGGCATAATTGGCCAAAGAAGCAGAATCAAGATCTGTGACAGACAACGTGTTGCTGAATAAAGCCTGGTTAGAAGAGCTGGCAATGGCGTCTGCTTGGGCCTTATCGTCAGAGACGTGGTAAGTGATGCGAACAAACATCTCCGGAACGAGTGTCTTGTCGTATTGTTCAAGCCACTTGTCGGAAGGCAGAAAGCCCATAAATAATCACCTCTCTTAAACTTCAACGAGGCTAAGGGCCGCTCCGACCCATCCCATAACGTTTCCGTTGGACGGAGAACGCCTCCACATCCCAGCTGTTCTATCGGAAACATACATTTGCCTTGTCGTGTAGCTTGCAGTCGCTTGGTTATAAAACCGAACAGTGCAGTAAAAGTTTGTGGTGAACGGCCCGATGACGTCCGCCCACTGTCTTGCGGTAAGATAATTCCATTTTAGAGAAATCTTCGCAACATCGTGCCGCACCACAGACCCAACGACTTTGCCTTGTACGTTTCGTCCAGAATCGACTATAGTGCTTGTTGTAGCGTCGTAGGAGGAAGGCTCAGGCAGCTCTCTGCCATTTACTGTGACGAGAGATTGCATAAAACGTAAACCTCCTTAGTAGCTGTAAACTTCGTCTCCCATAATCTGGAACCCACGCTCAGACTGCCGTTTCTCAACGGACGCAGTGATTTGCTTTCCGTCAAGGTAAATCTTGAGCTCTTTCCCTCCGGTAAGCTCGTCTCCGTACCGCTGGAAGATGTCAAGGAATGCGTTATAGCACCCGTCGTGGACTGCGCTACGGAGCTCTGCGGGGCTTGCTCCGCTAGCGGAAGAACTTGGGTAATAGCTACCGGCAGATGTATTGGAGCCATTGGCGGAATCATAATCGCTCGTGCCAGGATAGCTCGAGTAGTTATTGTCTACGGACGGGCTGGAGCTTGTTCCGTACTTTCCAACAAGCGTTCCGACAATTCCTGCGATGGCGGCTGCAATTGCAACGCCGCCAGCAATCATGATGACGCCGGTTGGAATGCCAAGAGAGGTCAAAACACTGCCGATAGTCTGCAAGATGCCCATAAATGCAGCTCCAATTTGACCGATAAGCCCGGCAATGCCAGCGATGATAGATGGGAACTGGCTCAAAACGCCAGAAGAAAGGCCAATACTGATCGCCTTGCCGGATGCCGAGATTGGTCCAATCAGAGAAGAAAACGAGGACGCAATTTTACTTCCAAGACCGACGACCTGCGTGGAGATTTCGCCAAACTTGGATGTGATTCCATCCAAAATGTTCTTTCCGACAAGTTTTGCAGAAGAAAACGCTTTGGAACCAACGGTTTTAAGAGCACTGGTGAGATTGGAAACCAAGTCGGAAGCGTAAGACTTGACCTGTTTTCGGTTTTCTTCCCCCATTGCCTTCCAGATGATAGCTGCTGTGTTTTCGGCGACGGTTTGGATATCGCCTTTCTTGACCGCATCAATCATGCCCTTAATCGTGCCAATGAAGTCGCTCTTAAGACCGTTGTCGATTTCATTCCACTTTGCGTCAAACGTATTGACCATGTTATCAACAAAGCCATTTGCAACGTCTGCGCCATAGTCAATCATCTCGTTGCCCTTCTGCTGAACAACGTTTGCCAAATTGGTCATAGCTTGTTCAACATAGGGAGACGCAGCATTGATGCCGTTTGCAAGACCTTGAACGATGTAACCGCCAATCTCCGCAAATACAGTAGAAGGGGAGTGGATGCCGAGCACATTCTTGACCTTATCAATGACTGCATTGCCAACATTTGCAACAGCGTTTTTGGCCGTTTCAATCATGTTGTTCACGCCATCAATAAGACCCTGAATCAGATTTTTGCCAATATCAAAAAGACTAAAATTGTCGAATGCACTCTTGATTGCAGAAAGAATCTTCTTTGCGGTTTCAGCTACGCTAGAGATAGCATCGGTAATGCCTTTCTTTAATCCAGCGATAATATAGCCGCCTTGTTCGGCCATTACGGTAGATGGGGAATTGATTCCAAAGGCAGACTTAAAGCCATTGATGAATGGATTGAACACATTTTCGACAATCCAAGAAGCAACATTCGTGATTGCGTCTTGAATGCCATAATAAATACCGTAGACAATATTCAGGCCAACATTATTGAACGGCCCCTCTGCCACTTTCTTTTCAAAATAATCGGCAATTCGAGAAACTAGACCGCCCATGAAGTCGAGTGCTTCAATGAATGCTTCGCCAAAGAAACGACCGATGGCTTGAGCTAGACCGGCCCAATCTACAGAAGTAACGGCTCTAATAGCAAAGTCAACGAGGTCTTGACCGAGCTGGTAAGAGTCTGTGCCAGCCAAGAAATCAGAAACAGCGTTAATGCTATCAGTAATAAAGTTGAAAAAAACTCTTGCAAGCTTTTCAATCTCAACATTTTGAAGAGCATCAGAAAGCTTATCAGTTAGTTGCTTCCCAACACCAGTCCAATCTACTGTTGCTATCCAATCTGAAAGTTCGTGAAAAAATCCAGAAAAGCCATCAATAAAGGCGTTAAGCACAGATGTCCAGTCAAGCTGAGACAGGAAACCACCAAGAAGCTCAAACTCGATGATGAATCTGTCCGCAAGTAATCGGCCAAACAAATCCCAGTCTACAGAATCCACGAGCCCGTTAACGCCATCTGCAAAAAACGCTCCAAGCGAGGCCCAATCAATAGAATGGATGGCATTATAAATCATGCCCATAAGTTTATTTAGCTGTTCGCCGATTTGGGTTCCGATTTGGAAAGAATCGAGAGATTTTAATTTTGCCTTAATCTCGTCAACAGCGCTTCCAGCATAATCTTTGAACATATCATACTGGGAGAGGTCAACGTCGCCGAGCAGATTGCCAGCAGCACCGCCACTGCCAGAGCCAGAAGAGCCGGAATTTTGCGAAGGGTCGATAATGTTTAATTCATCAAAGCCCATCGTATAATCTTTGGCCGCTTTCGCCGCCGCTTTCGTAGCATCAGCAGTGTCATCCATAGCGCTGGTTACACCGCCAATATCTTTCTGTGTCTTGCTAAAATCGGTAAATTCAATTTTCTGCCCGAACACAGATGCAAGAGAGGCCACAAATTCTTTGATAAGGTCAACTGCTGCAATCAGAACGGGGAGAATCGCCTTAAATGCGGGATAAAGAAGCTGGCCTACAGCCTTTGCAAGCTGCGAAATTTCAGACTTCAAAATGCGTACCATATTGGCGGGGCTACTAATGGTCTGCGCGAGGTTGCCTTGAATGTTGGTAGTCTGCTTCATAATGGCGATGTAGCGAAGAACTGCCTTATCTGCCTGAGACAGACTAGAAACCTGTTTATTAAAGCCCAAAGCAAGAAGTTCCTGCTGCAACCGTGCCTGAGACAAGTCAACGCCCAAGCGGCGAATAGGCTCAAGTTCTCCAGAGATAGCAGAAGCAATTGCGGTAAAGGTAGTAGCGGTATCTTTATTCCAATAGGACGATTCGTCATAGGCAAGTTGGGTCAGGTTCTTGGATAAGATATACGCTTTATCGCTTGCCAGGCCGAACGAAGTTGCAAGGCTTTGGATCGTAGCAATGTTTGTCATTGCTTCTGTCGGGTCGATGCCAAGCAGAGATTCCATCTTATTGATAAGCTCTGTTGCTTGACCGCTTAACTCGCCCATTGCGTTATTGAACAAGTCTGTTGCTTCATAAAAGTCATTGAACTTAGTAACGGCATTGGCAAGATAAGTGGCAATAGCTTTCAGAGAAACTAGCTGTGCTGCACGTTTCTTGATGGCTTCCAACTGGCTTGCCAAGCTTGAAAGGCTAGTACTTGCTTTCTGGTTTGCCGAAGAAAAGCGGGTTGTAGAATTGACAGCACTTTTAATTTTAGATGGAAGTGAAGAAAAAGAGCGCCCTACCTTGTCCAGTTTGGAAGCGAGTGGAGAAATAGCGGATGCCACTTTCTTACAAACTTCCGCAAAATCATCAAGCGTTTTAGAGTCCAGCTTCTTTGTAATGCTTGGGATTTTAGCAATGGAATTGATTGCACTGCTTACGCCACGCAAACTCTTAATGGAAGAATCGCTAATAGAAGAAATAGGGGAAAGGCCGTTCTTCAAGCTGTTCATCTTGCTGCCAAGTCCTGAAAAATCCATGTTTCCAAGATTGACGGACGAAATTTTGTTCAAAGCATTAGCAACAGAGCGGATGCCTTTTGCGCTTTGAGTAAGGTCTACATTAGCAAGACCGTTCATAAAAGACGTGATTTTGCTAAGACCGTCCAGCCCAGTAGATGCGGATTTAAGAGCGGAAATAGAAGCAGATAACTTATCAAGACTACTGCAAACCTTTGCCACGTTGCCTTTCGTCCGCAAATTAGAAATGGCGGTAGCGAGCTTGTCGATATTAAGCTCTGCACCCTGCGATTCCGCAGAAATTTCTACGGATAAGCTCGTAATATCAACATCAGCCATCACTACCACCATCACTTTCCATCATAGAGAACATC